CGTCTAACCACTCAATAGCTGGCAAATCATTATCTCTATGTATTTTTCCTTCTTTGTACCAACATTTTTCACCATCTGAATATTCAACAGCTGGCAAATCATTTTCCCTATGAAAAATGGCTTTACCCCAATCAAAATCTTTTATATCCAATTCTTCAGGATTCATTACCCAAACTTTAGTTCCTCTTGGAAATTCCAGCATTGTTGACTTTTCTTCAACAACTTTTCTTTCCTGCCCTCCACAACAAGTCAAACATGGACCATTTTCAAATAATCCAACATAAATCCCTGTTCCTTTACAGTCTTTGCAAATCATTTTAATATATGCTATCACATGTCCCTATTGTTCGTTTAGTATTTCTTTACATTTTTCAACCAATTCAGACAAAATTATCTTTTTATCTCTATTTGCATTTACTGGCACCCCAATATCTTTATTATTTTTAAGCCAATCATTATAACAATTTCTAACCTTAAACTGAAAATCATTATCTGACTCATAACAATCGTCACCACGATCTTTTGTTTTAAACGATTTACCCTTAAAAACAAACACTAAATCTGGTATTACCAAATCCTCTGACAACATATTAAGAACATTGTCACTCAACCCAGAAGCCTTTCCATATACCCATCCCGAAACTGTCCATCTATCAAGTATCAAAAATTCTGTTCCACAACACTCATAATCTTTATACTTCTCATTTTGCCATAAAAGCCTATTTGCATATTGTAGAGTCTGAAAAATCCTTGGGTATTTTGAAGCGTCTCCACTCTCAAGCATCTTATATATTTTTTTATATATATAACCATCATTATATGGTATTTCTACTGAATCACCATCTAAGTCCAAATCTCTCAATGCACTTAACAACAATTTCGTTTGCGTTTGTTTCCCTAATTTATCAGGACCTTCTATTACTATTATCTTTGGTTTTGACATATTAACGACTCTTTTCTAAAATTTCAAATCTATGAGGAATATTTTTTTCATTCTTAAACCAAGGTGTTTTAAGGGTTGATTTCCATAAATCATTTAGCTGTGGGAAAAAAGTATCTCCTTCAAATTTTTCCTTTATGTGTGTTAGATATATTTTACCAGCCACTGGAAGAAAAAGACGATAAATTTCTTGACCCCCAATAACCATAAGTTCAGAAGATCCAAATTTGTGGCTCGCTGAATATACTGCGTCCTCCAAAGTAGAAACAACTAAACAGTCTGGAGATTCATATTTTTTTTGTCTAGTCATTATAATATTTCTTCTGTCTGGCAACACACCCCCAATTGATTCGTGGGTTTTTCTTCCCATAACAACAGATTTTCCTTTTGTATTAAGTTTAAAAAATTTAAAATCTAATGGACACTTACCATTCCACGGTATGTCATTGTCATTTCCTATAACCCTGTTTTCTGTTGACATTGCTACAATAAGTGATATTAACATTTTTATTCCTTTTGTTCTGTTTTTACTTTACTAGTTTTAAATTAACCACCAAATCACACTCACAACCACAAGGAGTGTTGGTTATGTCTAATTCAGTAAATTCTAAATCAAAATCATCATATATTGCACTATTTATCTCTTCACTCCTTTCCGGTTCCTCTAACCAAAATTGGATATTTCCACATGACCTATGAGGACTACCGCTGATTATTTCTTTTTCGTATTTTTGAAGTTTTTTTATAAAGTCTTTTAGTTTCATTATTTTTATACCCTTAAAAATTCTACATATCTCATACTGCTATTGGAGCCTTTATTCTAGATTGACATTTATAGTTCTGTAATTCAAAATCTTCAAACTTAAAATCTTTTATATCTTTAACTTCAGGATTTATTTTCATTGTTGGCATAGGATATGGTTCTCTTCCTAATTGTTGCTTTACTTGAGTAAGATGATTAAGATAAATGTGTGCCGAACCCAAAGAATGAATAAACTTTCCAGGACTCAAATTGCAGACTTGAGCTATCATCATTGTTAAAAGTGCATAACTGGCGATATTGAAAGGAATACCAAGGAACATATCAGCACTTCGTTGATATAATTTGCAATGCAATTTGTTATTTTGAACGTTCATTTGAAATAAACAATGACAAGGAGGAAGTTTCATATTTGGAATTTCCCTAACATTCCATGCTGAAACTATCATTCTCCTACTATCAGAACTGTTCTTAATTTCATTGATTAAATTACTTATCTGATCTACTCCTCCCCAATTTCTCCATTGTGATCCATATATTGGTCCCAAATTTCCATTTTCGTCTGCCCACTCATCCCATATATGCACACCATTATCATTTAAATATTTTATATTTGTATCTCCCCCTAAAAACCAAATCAATTCATGAATTATTCCTTTCAAAAACATTTTTTTAGTTGTTAACAAAGGAAATCCTTTAGATAGATCAAATTCCATTTGTGGACCAAATAACTCTAACATTCCAGTACCTGTTCTATCTCCCTTTTCTATTCCATTATCAAGTATTTTTTGCAAAAGATCTAAGTATTGTTCTTCTGAATGGTTCCGTTCTATAATCATGAAATATTATAGCTCATTCAATCCACATTCTATGGATAAAATGAGACCATTTTTTTTCAATTCCAATATACTGAAGTATATAATCCGTAGTTTGATCCCTATCATATAAATTCTCTGAAAATATCTCTATACTAAATCTTCTCGTATCAAAATCAGACAAAACATTAATATGTCCACTTTCTAAAAAGCAAAATGTTCTAACTTTATTACGTGACATTATGTCTCTTTGTGGTTTTGTTTTTATTTTTTCTTTTATTTTTTTTGTAACATCATCAAAAAAAGCAAGAACGAATTTTTCATTTCTTGCTTTCTCAATTGAGTCTTTTTTTATAATTCCATCTAAAATAAGGTGATAACCCAAATACTCTAATGAATTACTTACCCACATTTAGAATACCCACAATCTAAACACAATAAACAACCTTCTTGATAAGTCATATTTTCCCCACTACAACTGTCGCACTTTTTGTTAACTTTTGTTCCATCTTCAATGTATTTCTTTAATACTCTTGCTATGGTTTTATTAAAACTAAATAAATCTGCATCTTTATCTCTTCCTAATTGTTCAGAAAGAAAATTTATTTGAATACCATGTCTTAAACTTAAGCTTATCATTCTTGTCATAACTGAATGATCTCCGTTGTCAAAAGTCTTGACGACATCCTTGATTACCCACTTATCATCTCCATCCCCCAAAATCAAGTCATATTTTCCACCACTCTTAAATCTTCTCTTCTTTATTAGTCCATTTTCATACTTTTTAGGAATTTCAATTGTTTCTGATAGTCCACCAAATAACTCATATGGTTTGTTATTATAAATACCAACAAGAAAAAGCCATTCTTCTCCCTTCATTTTTGATCGGTGTATTTCACACGGCAAATATTCTGGCCTCTTTGGAGAAGAATGGTGTATTATTTCATTTGGAAAATCTTTTTCAATTTTGTGAAAAGATATTATTTGTTTTTCGATTTTAATCTTCTTCATTTTCATTAGCGTAAATCGCCCTCTCTTGTCCTATTGCGTCTTTTTTTGTGTCGTGCTTTCCTAATATTTTTGATCCGTCTTTAGTATATAAACACCATTTTGAACCACACTTCCTTATGGTTTCAGATATAAATCTTCTCAATAACTTTTTTAATTTCATAAAAAATTAATTCCTATTCATAATATTTTTTCTTTTTTAGTAGCATAAAAATTTGGTACGGCTTCTACACAAATTGTAAATCTATATTTTTCTCCGGAAGGACATTTTACAATAATTGGGTGTCCATTATCATAAATTCCGTCCATTAATCCGTCAGAATCTTCATCTGCATATTCTTCTGCTGCATATTCAGGGCAATAAGCCTCAAACGCATCAGCACACTCTTCATCTGAATTCAACTCATCCCAAACTAAATATTTCATAAATCTAAAGCCTCTTTTAAATCTTCAACCTTAATTCTTTTATCGTTATACTCTATAATTGTTCCTTCTTCAACGGACACTATGCTTCCATCTTCTAAAATAACTTCATACATCATTCCATTTGATTTATTGTCTTCGGAAATTTGTGTTAATACACCATCTCTTGACCCCTCTCTATATACAGTAATCCCCTTAACCCCTGATTTCCATGCTTCTTCATATATTTCTTGTACTGTTTCCCAAGAAACATCTTCTGGAAGATTAACTGTAGAACTAATACTATGATCAACCCATTTCTGACAACTAGCCTGTAATTTAACTCTTGACAACCAATCTATTTCATAAGCAGTAGAACCAAAATAAGGAGATTTTTCAATTTCTTTATCTCCAGTTATTTCCATCCATTTTTTTAGTCCATTATGATAAACAACATATTCTATCCACTTATCCCCATTTGCATCAATTTTTTTATATTTTTCTCCATCCCTAACTTTTCTGCTTCTATTGTATTTTAGTAAATACACAGGCTCTATACCAGATGATGTTCTTGCTAATATTGAAGTGCTTCCAGTAGGAGCCGTTGTTAATAGAGCTATATTCCTTCTTCCATATTTCTTATAAATGTCATTTAACTTCTTGTCTTCTTTCATTACTCTTTTTATAAAAGAATTATTTTTTTCTTTTTCATAAGAATAAATCTTAAATGGACCTCTGTCTCTTGCCATTTCACAAGAAGAATAATAAGCCCCCAAACAAAGTGTTTTATAAATTTTTTCTGCTATCTCTATACTCTCCTCTGTTCCATATTTTATTCCCAATGATGCAATCGTGTCTCCCAATGCAGTTATCCCTAAGCCTGTTCTTCTTGCTTCTTCACAAGTTCTTTTCATTCCTATCCAATGATCTTTTTCTATTTGTTTTATTTTTGGATCTTCAGGATCTTTTTCAATTTTTTCAATTATACGATCTATGTGTTCTGATTCAATGTCAACCAAATCATCCATTAATTTTTGTGCCTTTTTAGAAACTAAAAAGAATTTTTCAAAATCAAATTCTGCACCTTTTGTAAATGGACTATTAACAAAGTTTAATAAATTTACCAATAATAATCTACATGAATCGGCAGTTAAGTCAGGAGATCCCATAAAGATTTCACTACAAGGATTACTACTTGTAGATCTATACCCCTCATAAGATTCAGAAGGACAATATTTCTTAACGTTGTTCCAGAACATTAGTCCTGGCTCTGATGAGTCTCTAGCCATTTTACAGATATCGTCCCAAAGCTCTTTAGCATCACACTTTTCACTGATGTCTGGATCATCACTTTCAACTGGCCACCTTAATTGAAATTTTTTATTATTTTTAGCTGCATTAAGAAACTCATCTGTTAATCTAACTGAAACATTCGCCCCTGTTACTCTTGTTCTTTCTTCATGTCCACACTTTCTACATTCTGTTTTATCGTCTTTAATTGAAATAAATTTTCTAATTTCTGGATGATGAACACTCAAACTTATCATAAGAGCTCCACGCCTCCCACTTTGTGCCACTTCTCTTGTAGAATTTGAATATCTTTCCATAAAAATACCAATTCCATCTGTAGTCCCAGAAGCATTTTTAGTTGGCAGTCCTTTTGGTCTAATGTTTGAAATGTCAAATCCAACGCCACACCTTCGTTTGCATGCTTGAACCAAAAGTTGATCAACATACAATATTCCTCCATAGGAATCAACCGGTGGACTAACAACTACACAATTAGAAGTTGATTCTATTCTATAGGGATTTCCTATAGCACTCATTGGACTACCCTGTGGAATAATATACCTAAAGTCTTTTAAATATCCATAAATCTCATCTTCACTCATCGCATTTGGATATTTGGATTCAATACGAGCAAATTCTCTAGCCAACCTTCTATGCATATCGTCTGGTGTTTTTTCATAATAATTTTTCCCGTCCGTTAAACAATATTTAAAAAAAACATCAGCTGCTAACTCATCACCATCAAAATATGCTAATGTAGCATTTCTAACTTCCTCTCTCGTATATTTTTTCATGTTCAATGTACCACCTTTTCTCCATCAAGGGAATCTAATTTATTTAATTCTTTACTTTTTGCTTTTTCTCTAGCCCTTTTTATATTGTTTTTTATTTCTTTTTCTTGATCACCAAAAGCTTCCGGTAATTCTTCGTCTGATACCACTCTGAATCTCGAAACCCTTCTATCAATAAACATATTGAACAATAATCCGTCAGCATTATCTCTACTCTTTGCTATATGAAGTTTACCAAATCCAAAGGACTTCTTTTTAAGATCCATACCGAAACCCAAAATTATGTCGGGATCATCTGATCTGCTATATCCTTCTGCACAATGTTGAATTGTGATAATTAAATCACTTCCATTTGAACCGTCCTTATTAGACTGAAATGCCGTCCAGAGAGGACAATTAAATTCCTTGGCAAGATTACGTAGATTTTGATTAATCCTTTTCAGTTCGTGTCTGGTTTGATTGGTGTCAAAATTTTCTGTAGCCCTCATATTGTCAGCATAGTCAACAACAATAAGGTCGGGAATAAAATTGTCTTTTAATTTTAATCTTTGTAAATGAGCCCTAAGGGTTGTTGAATTAACTTGACCTAAACCATATTGAGCAATCTTAAGCCTTCCACATTTTTCTACCAACAATTCTTTTGTGTATATTTCAGCTACTTCATCTTTTCTTTCACAAATTTCTTTACTGTTTATTCCAGTAAGCCAAGCATCATATCTTCTACCTACTTTAGTTTCGTCCATTTCAAAAGTATAATGAACAACATTATAACCCTTATATAGTGCATAAGCCCCAACCTGTACTAGCCAATGCGATTTCCCCACACCTTTTGGCGCCATAAAAACACCGAGCTCACCCCTGCCAAGTCCACCATCAAGAACATTTTTGTCATCCAATTCTGGAATTCCTGTAGGAATAGTGCTTCGATGCCCTTCAGACCATCTCTGTTCTTTATCTCTAAAAAAATCATGTCCATTTGGAATCTCCTGACCTACAGTAACAGCTTTTTTAAACAACGTTTCTATTTCATCATATTTTCCTTGCTTCACCAAATCAACACATTGTTCAATAGCTTCAGCAAATGCTTGATTTTTACAAAATTTATGAGATTGTTCTTGAACAAATGGTAAGTCTGACAATTCAGGATTGTTTCTAATCTCCTTGAAAAAATTTACTACTTTTTTTGTTAATTTTTTATCGTCTTCATCTTTTAATGATTCTTTTATTATTGTTTTAAGCATCCTTTGAGAAGGATATGCCCCATATTTCTTATAATATGAAAGGTGCTTATCAACAATATACTGTAAATATTGTAAATCAAAATATGAAGCCTTCATCATCTCATAAACTTGTTCAGACCAATTATGATCAACAATCATTGCTTGTACAACTTTCTTTTGGAAGTCTTCTCCAAAATTGGCAAATATAGCTTCACCTTCATCTAAACCATTATCTTCTATGTCAATTGTCATATATTTTTACACCGTAAAATGAGAAAATCCACCCATAAATAAATTTGTGTCTATTGCTTGTTCTAATTGAAATTTTCTCCTTACCTTGATTAATCTGAATTTGCTCTTCTTTGGCTTATATGAATCTATTATCTTGTTTATTTTATTTATTTGTTGAATAGACAACATCGCCGTATCAAGATACATGAGCTTCCAATTTCTCCTAACTATATCAGAATTACTTTTAATTCTTTGATGAATTTTTAATTTAGCCGCTTTCTTATCAGTGACCATCTTTTGTTCATTTAGTGTAAGTAGTTCCTCTACACTAGTTTCGTGGTCACTTCCTAAAATTGGAAATTTTTTAGGCAAATTCTTGAAACCAACCCTATCAATTCCCTTAATGTTGTCAGATGAATCCCCACAAAATGCTTTTGCAACACAAAAGTTTTTTGCTGTAATGTCAAATTCTTTTTTTACGTCTTCTTCATAAATAAAAATTTTCTTTCCAGGAGAATAAATCCAAGTATTACTATCTAATAACTGATAATAGTCCTTATCAGAAGATACTATTATTTTTTTATTGTTTTTAAATCTATTTCTACACAAATACCCAATAACATCGTCAGCTTCACAATTGGGAACGTATATCTGACAAACCGGAACTGTTTTCAATAATTTTACAGCAACAATTTTTTGTTGCATTTCATTTTCCGGAGAATCAGGAATGTCTTTTCCATAAAACCTGTTCATCTTCTTAGGTTTTCTGTTTGCCTTATATTCAGGATATATTGCCCTTCTTTTTTTAGACCCACCTGACTCCCAAACCATATAAATATTTTTTGGCTTTAACTGTCTTGAAATCCTTGAAACTAAAGAAGCAGTTCCTACAGCACCACCCATTAATTCACCCTCAGTAGACATCAATGGATTACCAAGATAATTTCTTGTAAAAACACTCAACCCATCAATTAATAAGATGGTTTCTTTATCGTCCGGAACTCCCAAACCCCTTATCTCCTCTTTCGCTTTTTTCCTGCCAATTTACCTCTTTTACGCAAACTTCATGAGCATCTGTATTCGCCAACACTAATTCAAAAACTATTTGAGCAACTTTGTCTCCCTCTTCAACCCAATACCCTTTTTTGCTTCCATTATATAAACAAATCTTAAAATCCCCACGATAACTCCTATCAATTACTCCACCAATAGGAAATATACTCTTTGTAGCCAATCCTGACCTTCCTTTTATTTGCGAATTTATTGAATATGGAAGATAAGGGTTGTTTTTATAATATGGTGTTGTGGCAAAAGATATTCCGGTTGATATTAGGGTTGTTTCTTGTGGTAGCAAATATTGTCTCGCTACTGAATATAAATCCCAACCTGAATCGTCTTTATTTTGTGTTGGCAATTTTGCTCTTTCGTCTAATTTTTTTATAAAAATTGTAGTTAAATGTTTTTTTATCATGACAATTCCTCAAATGCACTATCAAGTTCATCAACTGATTCCCTTACTGCTCTAACCTCTTCAAAACTATTTGGATTAAGATCAGACGCCTCCTTGGCAGAAGATGCCTTCATTCTCTTGCTCATAATAGCATCTACACACTCTTTTACTATTTTTTTATGTTCCTTTAATTTTTCTTGTATATCAGGCTTTCTAAACTTATCATCCAATACAATCTTGTCTCCATTAGTTACAATAATTTTCTTCCAGGCAGCATTGCTAAACTCAACACTTCTACCATCACTCAACTCAACTGGAGAATTCTCAATTAACATTTCCCACTTTGCTTTCCAGTCTTTTATTCCAACCCCAAAATGAATTTCAAATTCACAACTTCTGAATGGACTAGTTATTTTGTTTTTTATTGCCTTTGCCTTAACTCTAATTCCTATTGGGGGAATATTTTTTTTGCTTGCTTCTTTATGTTCCATTTCATCAGGATAAACATAAGCTTGCCCGCCGTAACGAGGATCAAGTTCTAATCTAATATCAGCAGCATATCGCAACTTCTTTCCTCCGCGGGTACTTGTTTTCTTCTCCCATCGTTCAGCCCCAATTATAGTATATTGTTGATTTATAACGACAAGCATTATGTCATTAAATCCTATTGTATTCTGAACCCTTGATATTCCTCTTGAAATTTGTTTAGCATTTACACCTGGCTGTTGAGCCATGTCCAGATCCTTTTCAGAATCCATCACTGAATCAATCCCCCCAACAGAATCCCAAATAACACAAAGGGGAACATTTTTCCTAATATTTTCCGGAATTTTAGTTGTTTTCTTAACAAATTTTTCCATTGCACTAAAAACAGCCTCAATCGTATCTTGTTGCGTAAACCAAAATCTTTTTGTAAAATCAACCCCAAGCGACACCAAATTATCTTTTGCTGTTGCGCTTTCAGTGTCAATATAACAAACAATCCCCCCAAGAGCCTGAACACTTTTTGCAATTTGATAAGCCAAATGAGACTTTCCTATTGATTCTGGTCCTGAAACTTCAATAATTTTTCCTCCGGGAAATCCTCCATTTGGAATTCCTGAACAAATCCAATCTAAAAGATCGCTACTGGTAGAAGCCCACCACTTAACGTCAGTTGGAGCAGAATCTTTTTCCAAATTCAAAAATAACTTTGACCCCTCTTCTTTGTTCAATTCGTCCATTAATGTTTGTGAATATTCATCAATATTAGAAATACTCTCGTTAATCACACCTTTTTCTTCTTTATCCTTTTTCTTTTTTGCCATACAGCCTCTCTGTATGATTAAGGGGAGCATGATAACTCCCCCAATCATTAATTTAACAACATCTTTTATTTTTTATTCATCATCATCGTCAAGATCGGCAAACGCTTCATCTACATCATCAAAATCATCATCATCGTCATCATCATCTTCAACAACTGTTGATGCTGTTTTCTTTGCTGCCTTTTTGCTTTTACTACTCTTCGTAGAGATTTTTTCGCTATCGTCGTCATCCTCGTCATCGTCGCCCTTTTCTTCTTCTTCGTCCTCTCCCAACATCTTATTTAGATGACCCTCAAGCTCATCATAACTCATGACTGGATACTCCTCATCAAGATCGGGCAAGTTTTCTAGCCATTCATTTAGTTTTGACTTGCTCTTTGTCAATGGAGTTGGTCGTCCTCCACACTGTACAGTGGTTTCAGGATATTGTTTACCTTCTGGTTTTTTGGTCATAACCTTCATCCATCTACCTTCTTTAAAGTCCATTGGATCTCCATATTCTTCTTCATCGTTTAAGATTTCAAGAAGCTGACTTTCCACAGTTACTCCGTATTCCCAATATTGTACTCCCTTTTCTTCTTGTCCTTCTACAAGAACAGGCGTAAAAGTTCTCTTACGTGGATAAAGGCGTTTTACTTCTGGATCGTTTTTTGCCATTCCGTCTTCCAAAAGTTGATCGATCGTTTCTTGAACCGGATCTTTTTTTCCATATTGCGAAGGAGCTGGAATACCCCATCTTGCAATATTATAATAAAAAGAAATGTCTTTGAACGGATCCCACTCATCTTGTGGATCGTTTGGATTCCAAGGAAGAACCCTAACTCTATATTTGGTTCCAAGTTCAGGTTTGAACTTTCTTTTACGTCTCTCTTGTTTTTCTCCGCTTTGTCGTTCTTTATTTCTTTTATATCTGTCTAATAATGCTTTTCGTTTCATTTTTTCCTCTTTCTTTTTTTATTGTTGTGCCATCTTCGTCTTGGCAAAGTATATTGTATATCAAAAAATAAAGAATGTATCAAGAATTTTCAAAGAATTTTATTTCCCTTCTTTAAATTATCCTCCTCCCACAAAGGTTGTAAATTTTTATAGTTAAAACATTCCTTTTGTTGTTTTGGATCTAAAAAATCAAACGATGAACACGGCATGATATGATCAATATGCCAACCTTTAAGTCCATAATTGTCCCAAGTCATACCTGGTTGAAACTGTTTTTGTAAATGTTTTTTTAAATAATCTACAGTACAACCAAGAAGATCTAATGTTGATTTGGATTTATTTTTGCCACTTAATACGAGATTCAGTCTTCTTCTTAAATTTCCAATTAATCTAAAAACTGGATCAATTTCTCTTCTTTTTTTAGAATAAAAAATTTGATTTTCTATTATCTTTTCTCTGTTTTCTTCATAATATTCTTTTTTCTTTTCTTTTATCTTTTTTCTGTTTTCTTCATAATATTCTTTTTTACAATCTTTACAACAAGATTGTAATCCATCTTTTTTGCTTTTGTCTTTATAAAAACAATCTAATCTCTTCTCTTTCCCACAATTCAAACACCTTTTCTTTCCTTTTATCGTTTTTTTATTTTTTTCATAATTTTCTTTATTTTTTTGACGATGTTCTTTTTGATATTCTTTATTACACGATTTACATTTAGACTGTAATCCATCTTTTTTGCTTTTGTCTTTGCTAAAACATTTTAAATCCTGCTCTTCACTACACTTTGAACATCTTTTCATTTTATAAAATTTTCTCTTTTTTTATTGTTTTGCTATCTTCTTAGCAAATATATTTTACAACAAAAAATAAAAATATTATTACATTTTTTATTTTTTCATTTTTCCGCCACCAAAAGACTTAGCCATCTTTTCTATTCTATCATCGTCTTGATTTCCCCCTGTTCCAAGAGGGGTTGTATATCCCGCTATTGCACCACCGCCCAGAGTTGAAACTTCATCAGTTTTTTCACCATCTTCTTCTATTTCTAGTTCGGTCATTGCACTTTCTACAATTTTTCTAATTAATTTTCTAAGATTATTCATTTTTACTTCCCTAACATGATGTGAATATTGTCCCATGTCACTTTCATTTCCATTAACAATATAAGGAGGATCAAAGGCAGCATCCTCCCAATATTCAATATCCTCATCAGTCATATGTTGTTGTTGAATTTGTGACATAGTAACTGATGGTGCTGACGAGGGATCTCCTGACTGTCCAGAAGACGGAAAGTCTCTTGGAACATTTCCTAATGTGTGTTTGTCATACCAAGTTTCAGGAGGACCGCCTGGTACAGCAATTCCCCTTCCTGAACGATAATCTCCCGGAGATACAAACGTTGCCGTTCTCTGCAAAATAAAATCTTTTACTTTGTTATTAGTAGGCACTACTAATGTAATTAGTCTCACTTTTAATGGAAAACAAAAATTAAGAAAGGATATTTTTCTTTGTTTTTCCTTGAATTCTAACAATGTCAATACAATTTGACAATAAAACTGCAAGATCTGGCTCTTTCATTCGATATCTATGATTTTCGGGATAACCAGGACCATAAGACAATAATATTGCTAACCATTCTTCTTCTGTTAGTTTAATTCCAAACTCTTGGATTAAAAATAAGCTTCTATGAGTAGTCGCCATAAAACTAATATCTTTATTGTATGTGTAAGGCTTACCCCTTTCAGTCCAATATGCATCAGATTTTTCAAATAAGTCATCTTTTCTTGTTCCAACAATCCCTATAGCAAAAAATAAACAACAGATAATCATAGATCTTTTATCTACTTTTGTTTTTGTTACTTTGACCACATCTCTCATTCTTTTTAGAACAGACAATGAAAAATCAACAAGCCCCCCCTCATAAGAACCTCCATATTCACTGGAGAATGGGGCAATTGCTAATCTTTCTCCAAAAAATTCTACCATTTCCTTAAATTTTTCTGCTCTATTCCCTAAAGAATCACACAATTTTAAATAAACATTATAATTTGACTCAATTTTGTCAATTTCTTTTATCTCTTGACTCTTCATAGTTTTCAGAAATTATATCATGTTTTGCCTCAAAATTGTTTTTAAACCCTTTAATCTTTTTCATTCTATTCATTTCTTCCTTAAGGGTATCCAATAAACTACTCTTAACGTCTATTAGTATATCATCATGAATAACTGCTACGGGATCTGCCCCTTCAATATTAGAAAAATTAATATTGGAAAATCCTAACATATAAGCGTCAACAGCAGTTGATTGTATTTTCGCATTATATAACTTGTGAGGGGCTGGATCTTTTATTCTAATGATTTTTCCATAAAAATTTCTTATAAACCCTAATTCATTATATTCATACAATAAGTCTTTTGTTATCTTTTGTACTTTAAAATATTCTTTTATTTTTGAAATGTATTGATATAAATCAATATTCTCTATTTTTGTAGATTTAGATAACAATTCTTTTCCTGCACCATACAAAATTGATAAAACTAACTGTTTCGTAATATCTCTACTAATTTTAGAATTAAAAAGCTCATTTGAAATGTCTTGATATATATCCCCCTCTTTCATCTCTCTACCTGCTAAAATCAAAGCAATTTTTGGCTCTATAGAAATATAATCAATTGATACTATCAATCCATTTTCATATCTTGATTTTATTATATTTCTATATTCTTTTTTTAACGTTAATATTCTTGGACCCTTTTTTATTTTCATTCTACCAGTTAGAGTATTTCTAGAATATTTTATTTCCCCAGCCAAACCATCCTCAAGTGGAATAAAGCTTTTTAGGGACCCGTTTACATCTTTATCATTACTCAAATATTGATTCAGCACGTCATTATCAATACAACACCTTTTTAGGTGCCCCAGAACCTTTTGAGACGTACAATATATATTTTCATAATACTCACACCCAATTTCTTTTAAGTCTTTCCACATGGACGACACAAGGTTCTGAGCGTATTCCATCCATTGATCCTTGGGCATAAATTTTCTCCAAGGTATATATTCATCTTCACACCCCAATAAACTAATAACATTATCCCAGGCTAGATTTCTACGGGGAGATTCATTAATTTTAAGACCATTTACAAGAAATAATTTTTTTAGATTATTCTTGTAGTTTTCACTATTGTTGTAAACCCAACAGTCGTCAGGAATAGAATTAGATTGTAATATTTTTTTTCCATCAAAAACTAAATGCTTTTCATGTCCTATTATTTTATTTTCAATACAAATTTTCATAAAGTTCTATTATTTTGTCTACTAAATTGAATGACCTCAGAAAACATTTCTTTTAGTAGATAAGGTTCAATTTCTTGCCTCGTTTTATATTTTCTACCATCAATTTCTATTAAGATAATGTTGTTTTCTTTACAATAATTCCTCAACCACTGATCTCTTTGTTGTTGCTTCTTAAATCTACCTTTTTCCTTGTGAAAAAACGAATTTTCTTTATAGTGTTGTTCTCCATTATATTCAACAAATATTTTATTTTTGTTTAATATAATTTTAAAATCAATTTCTACTGATTTTTGAATTGTCTCTCCAAATTCATTCGTTATTGGTTTTTTTAATTTATATGATGAAACTATCTCTTTATTAGAAAAATTTTCTTTTAATATTTCTCCTGTTATTGTTTGCGATTTATATAAACACTTTGGACAACTTCTTCCATTACTTTTTTTGTTTATTCTTGATTTCCACTCATGACCTTCTTTACATTTCCACCAAACTTTCTTTTCAGAACCTGCCGAATAACATTCAGGACCTTTTTCATTTTTATCATAATTCCATTCTTTGCAAAGTTCTGGGTGAGTTGTTTTTAAATCTGTTTCTCCAATAATCGGATATCTTCCCGAACAATAAGGGCAACAACTTCCATTTGTTCTACCCCTATTATTTATTATTGCCTCCCATTCATGATCTTCTATACATTTCCACCAAACTTTCTTTTCAGAACCTGCCGAATAACAATCGGGACCTTTTTCATTTTTATTATAGTCCCATTCTTTACAAAGTTCTGGATGAGTGGTTTTTAAATCTGTTTTCCCAATAATGGGATATCTTCCCGAACATTTTGAACAACAACTTCCATTTGCTCTACTTCTATTATTTATTATTGCTTCCCATTCATGACCTTCTGTACATTTCCACCAAACTTTCTTTTCAGAACCTGCCGAATAACATTCAGGTCCTTTTTCGTTTTTATCACAGTTCCATTCTTTGCAAAGTTCTGGATGAGTAGTTTTTAAATCTTCCTTTTTATTATTTTTTTTATCAACATCATTCATTACGTTAAAAAATTCTATCACAAACCAAAAAAATCCCTTGACTTTTTATACAGATGATGAGAACATCAGTACATGCTTAATACTAATACATTACAAAAACTGTCTAAACAAATAAAGAATATAAGAAAAAGATTTCATGAAAACAAAAATAGTGAAGTGGTCAATAAAAGACTTCCAAATTTAGTTTATCTAAACAAAACAACATCTCCACAACTAGTTTCCACTGAAATAGAGAAATTCATTTCATATTCTATGGGATTTTCTACTCTTGGAAATTTTAGTCCATTTGGTGATGCATATGACATTTTTACAGGTGAAACTGTTGAAATTAAACACAGAATTACATTTGAAGATGAACTAAAAACATTAGATTATCTTCAAATAAGAAATTTCATAGATGATCTTGAAAGATATATTCTTATTTGGTTTAATATAAAAAACAATAATAAAATTTCTATTTTATCATTTTCTCTAACCAAAGAAGAAATGGAATATGAACTTGAACAAACAAGAAAGGTTTCAAAATCACATTCAGACAGTGAAGAAAAAACTGTTAGGTTAGACGTAAATGGTAAAGACTTTAATAGGTGGATTGAAAATTATGGAGACTCCTCAGTATCCAGAAAACTAATACAACATACAACTCCTTCACTTAGAAGGTTTCTTGAGATCTATAAGGGAAGATAAACACCTATAATACCATTCTTTATCGTTTTCAATTCCCATAAAGTCCCTATTCAATTCTTTACATGCTTTTCCAGTAGTTCCTGATCCCATACAACAATCTAAAACCATATCTCCTTCATTCGTATAAGTTCTTACAATATATTTCATAAGCTCTAATGGCTTTTGTGTTGGGTGTCCATTTTTTATTCTTGGATTAGATACCCTTATGACGGATCTAGCATGTCTATATCCGTCATTTTCTTTTTTGTTTTCTCTTTGTTTTCCGTAACCTTGTTCTTTTAGAGCTTTTCTACTTATTTTATATGGGCTTCCTTTTGTTTTTTGTTCATTGTATGTAGGTTGTTTTCTATAAAAAACTAAAATAGACTCATGAACCCTTAGTGGTTGTCTTTTTATATTTAATTGTCCAGAACCAATTGTTTTTTCCCAGATTATCTCATATCTGAAATCTCTAATGTTTGACGATACCAGCATTGAAGTAAATGGTTGTGTAGCAGTAAAAATAAAAGGACAATCATTTTTACCAATTCTGTAAAACTCTTTCCACAAAGGATCAAAAGGAATAATGATGTCCCATTTATTTTGACTTGTTCCATATGGGAGATCTACAATAACAGCATCAACACAGTCATTCTCTATAGACTTTAATAATTTTAAACAATCACCATAAAATATTTTTATCACAATATAAAAAGTATATCACACCATTATAATGTCTTATTTCTTTTATTAAATTGAATGATCTCAAATAACATTTCTTTTAATAAATAAGGCTCAATTTCTTCCTCCGTTTTATATTTTCTACCATCAATTTCTATTAAGATAATGTTGTTTTCTTTACAATAATTCCTCAACCACCTATCTCGTTGTTGTTGCTGTTCAAACCTTCCTTTTTCCCTGTGAAAAAACGAAGTTTCTTTATAGTGTTGTTCTCCATTATATTCAACAAATATTTTAATTTTTTTGTTTAATGTAATTTTAAAATCAATTTCTACTGATTTTTGAATTGTCTCTCCAAATTCATTCGTTATTGGTTTTTTTAGTCTATGTTGTGAAACTATCTCTTTATTAGGAAAATTTTCTTTTAATATTTTTTCTGTTATTGTTTGAGACTTATAAAGACATTTTGGACAACCACTTCCATTTGTTCTTTTGTTTATTGTTGCTTTCCACTCATGATCTTCTGTACATTTCCACCAAACTTTCTTGCCAGAACCTGCCGAATAACACTCAGATCCTTTTTCGTTTTTATCACAGTTCCATTCTTTACAAAGTTCAGAATTCGTGGTTTTTAAATCATTATATCCTTTTAGTGTCTTTTGTCCAGAACAATAAGGACAACCTATTCCCTTTGTTCTTTTGTTTATTATTGATTCCCATTCATGATCTTTTTTACATTTCCACCAAACTTTCTTCGTAGAACCTGCCGAATAACATTCAGGTCTTTTTTTATTTTTATCATAATTCCACTCTTCACAAAGTTCAGAGTGAGTTGTTTTTAAGTCATTATACCCTTCTAAAACTTTGTTTCCAGAACAATAAGGACAACAGCATCCATTTGATCTACTAGCTATTATTGCTTCCCATTCATGACCTTCTGTACATTTCCACCAAACTTTCTTCGTAGAACCTACCGAATAACATTCAGGTCCTTTTTTGTTTTTTACGTAATCCCATTCTTTACACAATTTTGGGTTAATTGTTTTTAAATCATTATACCTTTCTAAAACTTTGTTTCCAGAACAATAAGGACAACCCATTCCTTTTGATCTGTTTTTTATTATTGCTTCCCATTCATGACCTTCTGTACATTTCCATCCAACTTTCTTGTTAGAACCTTTTGTATAATACTCAAGACCCTTTTTATTTTTATCATAGTCCCATTCTTTACAAAGTTCTGGATGAGTAGTTTTTAAATTTTTTTTTATCAACCTCATTCATTACATAAAAAGTATATCACGTTATTATAATGTCTTATTTCTTTTATTAAATTGAATTATTTTACATAACACCTCTTTTAGTAAATAAGGCTCAATTTCTTGCCTAGTTTTATATTTTCTACCATCAATTTCTATTAAGATAATGTTGTTTTGTTTACAATAATTCCTCAACCATTGATCTCGTTGTTGTTGCTTCTTAAATGTACCTTTTTCCTTGTGAAAAAAGTAGTGTTCTTTATAATGTTGTTCTCCATTATATTCAACAAATATTTTAATTTTTTTGTTTAATGTAATTTTAAAATCAATAAACAAATATTTTCTAATTCGTTCACCATCTTTACTAAAAGCTGAACACTTAAGAAAATAATGTGGACTTATTTTTAAGTTGTTTGATAAAACATTTTTTAATATTATTTTTTTTATTATTTTTTCTTTTTTGTTTGAACCTTTAGAGCACTCTGGACAAGAGTTTCCATAAACCCTATTATTTATAGAAGAATTCCATTCATGATTTTTTGTACATATCCACCAAACCTTTTTACCAGAACATTTTGGATAGTATTCAGGTCCTTTATTGTTCTTTACATAATTCCATTCTTTACACAATTTTGGATTAATTGTTTTTAAGTCATTAAATCCTTTTAATACTTTAAATCCCGAACAATAAGGACATCTACTACCAGACGAAATATGACTTATACTAGTTTTCCACTCATGACCTTCTTTACATTTCCACCAAACTTTTTTATTAGAGAAAACAGAGTAAAATTCTGGTCCATATTTATTTTTTTCATAATTCCATTCTTCACAAAGTTCAGGATAAATTGTTTTTAGATCTGTTTTCCCAATAATCGGATATCTTCCCCGACAATAGGGACAACCAACTTTTTTTATTGTCCTATCTGATACTCTTGCATCCCATTCATGATACTTTTTACATTTCCATCCAACTTTCTTGTTAGAACCTGCCGAATAACATTCAGGTCCTTTTTTATTTTTATCACAATTCCACTCTTCACAAAGTTCAGAGTGAGTTGTTTTTAAGTCATTATATCCTTCTAAAACTTTCTTTCCCGAACAAAAAGGACAATTTCTTCCATTAATTCTTTTGTTTATACTCGCTTTCCACTCATGTTTATACTTGTAACATTTCCACCAAACCTTTTTGCTTGATCCGTGAGAAAAGTCTTTAGGGTTACCACCTATTGCGTAGTGCCACTCATTAATTAAACACTCTTTCCATCTGGGGTGATCTGTTAAATTCACAAGTAAAATTTTATCACACTTTTTATTCTTTAAACATTTCCTGTTGAAACGTCTGTATTATCATCAGAAACTATTTTACTTAAAATGCTATTTGCACCGGCAATTTTATCACTTAATGCCCTATAGGTCGGGTATGCGTCAGCAGGAGTAAATGAAATACTTGTATTAAATTCTCCAGCTCTAAATCTGTGAGTTAATTTTGTAACATTATAAATGTTGTCAAACGTTGTGTAAGTTTGAAAATCAACAAAATAACTTTGCATAAACTCAATAATTGGACAACCAAAAATTTCCATATCCATTTGTGCAGGATGAACCCATAGCGGAATTCCTCCCTGCCCTGCACCCGATGGTGTTAGTGGCGAAGCATCCCCAGAACGTAACATATTAACAGTACCAAGTCTTGGATCATGCATAGTTTTTAACCCAGCCTCATTTACGGCGGTTCCATTAGAAGAAAAAATTATACTTGGCATTGTATTTGAAATAAATTCTTTAACTTTTCTTGGACCACCAACAAGTCTATATGAAGATCCAGATCCATCTACAAAATCAGCCTCAATAAGCCCCATGCTTTTAGCTTGTTGAATTATTTTTTTAGCTACCTCTTCATGATCAGACGTATTTCCCTCTCCCTCTTTTACATTACTTCTTGTTATTGACCCTATGTCTTCGTCTCTAAGTGCTCTTAGTAAATCACCTAATGAAGAAAACGGAGTAGCAACACGATCAAAAAAGTGAATTCTTAATATTGATCTATGATCATTTGAATTTTTAGAACCCTCAAGCGTTTCAGATGGAACACATTCAAAATAAACATCTAAATGAGCCATTTTAAATGTTCCGTTTGGAACACCGGACTCTCTTATTCTTTCTTCATATTCGTCTCTTAAGTCTGTTTTTTTCTGCCCTTTAGATTTTCTTATTAGTGACCTTGGTTCTTTACTTCCTGTTTTTTTATTTTTTTCATAGGTATAAAATCTTCTCATTCCATAATCAAGAGAAGCAGGATCATCAAAAAAATTATTTGTCATAAATTGAACAAAGTCTCTAATGGACAAATCAATAGTTCTTTTACTATCTCTAATCTTTGCAAACTTTCTTTCGAATCTTGATATTTCTATTGAAAAACTAGAAATATTTAAGTGCCTTGCAAAACCAGCACCATCATTAAACGGATAAAACAATAATTGTACTTCATCAAACTTTTTTGATGCTGCTAATGGTTGTCCAATAAAAAGAGTGGCTAACTTTCCAAAGGAAACATAATCACTTTTTCTAAAGTTATTTGCAAGATCAAATTCTTCTACCCTATCTTCAAGTCCGTGAATCCAAGGATCCGGGGTCCTTTGACCTTCAGGAACTGTTTTTCCATCTGTAACCAACTTCATTCTTTCCTGAAACTCTTCAGCTATTGTCTTTAATAGCCCTGAAGCTAACCCGTCCTTTCCGTCCTTCCCATATAGATCCTGTAACATTCTCTTTAGTTCTCTAGCGTCATCTCCTGGAACATTCTCAAGGGAAGAAAGGTTTTTTCTCAATTCCTTCCTTAGGTCTCTAGATAATGACAGATTGCTTGATATATCACTTGCTGCACTTAAAATTTGAGTTCCTCTCAATTCTTTTACAAAAGTTGATTGTTTATTGTATAACCTACTTTTTAATTCAGATATCCTTTTTTGTAAATTTACAACCTGTTGTTGGGTCTTTCCAACTTGTCCTCCATCATTTATTGTTGTGTTATATGAATCAAGGGCTCCCTTCATATATAACTCAAGTTCTATTTCTACCTGTCCATCATTTGTTATTCTTGCCTTGTGGTTCCTTATACTATATTTTTCTTTCTTTCGCATGGAATTCAAAAATTTCCCATAAGGACTTTGCAAATCGGGATGAGACCAGCCATATTCAATAAGCATTTCAATATTATGAAACCCTGTCATGTCTGGCTTAATAAATTCTGCAATTTCAGACAATCTTGATCTGTCATGTAATATAATCTTCATTGTAGCTGTTTTATAGCTCATAACACCCGTTGTTGGCACGACTTGAACCTCAAACTCTTCAATTGACATAAATGGCCTGAATTTATCAATAACAGGAGAAACTCTTGAAAGTTCACTATTGTCCGGGTCAGCATTCACTAGTGTTTGTGGAGAGGTAAACAATTCCATTCCCGAAAATCCAGTAGCCCCCCCGACTATAACGTTTCCCTGTTCATCTTTATCTGACCTAGCTTCAATGTTAGTTGGTTGAGCTGTATGAATAGAATTGTTTACACTATTATTTTCAAGATTATTAGCACCATCAAGAAACTTTATTAAACTCATTGTAAGTGGTCTTCCCGATATGTCAGTTGGTGGTCTTATAATTTGAAACTGAACATTCAAATAAGGAACACACCTGCTAAGCTCTATCGTTGGAACTGAATTTAAAAATATAGTTGCAGCACCAGTGTTTCTACTGGCAGGATTTACCCTAATTGTATTAATGTTATAAACCGCTAAAGATGGACTGTCTCTAGACGGCAAATTGGGTGAATTATTTATTTCATCTCCCCTTGAACCAAGTATTTGTTTTATGGTTGGCAAATTAGGAAAAAAGAAATTTTCTTGATAAATAATAGGAATTCTATTCAAAAATTCTTTTCTCTCTTCAGCAACAACTTCCTCTCCAAACAACAATGTTATTTCGTCTATAATCTCTCTTGTAAATTTTCCGCCAGTTTGAGCATCAACAATTTTTTGTCCAATTATATTAAGAGAATTAGTGTCATCAACAATTAAGGAAATATTATTTTCTATTATTTTAGATTGACCACTGCCAATGTCTTGTTCGGGCAATCCAGCTAAAGCCAAATCCGCCCCAACAACATCTCTTAATGAATATAAGGCAAAATATCTTGAAAGCTCCTCAACAGCATTCTTTAGTTGGGGAGACGGCATTATCCAACAGCCTCCTCAACATCTTCAAGTATAGGGATTTTTATTTCGGTACCAGGGGGAACCTGTAAAGACCAACCAATTTTACTAGCAGCAGCTATTATCCAATAATAATCAGAACGACCATATTCTTTACCAGCAATACTATCAAGCCTTTCTCCACCCCTTAATTTCCTAGTTTCTTTTAACCTAATTCGTCCATCTTCAACACCTTCTCTAACAATTCGAGTTGAATTTGTTGTTCCCAACATTTTCCCAGCACGCAAAATTGGTGCTCTTCCATATCTTCTTGCCATTTATTTTATACTCCCTTACCTATACTTGTAGAAGCTTTAGCGTGATCAAATTCAAACTTCTCTGATCCATCAAAATCATAAGCATCACCCGAAATCAATTTTGATACTTGACCAACAGGATAAATAGGTGCCCTATTAAATCCTTCATTATCAAGTCCAGGAGAAATATCGTGTATAACACTAAATGTTAAATTAACTTGTATTATTTTTGGAGCCCTAGAACCATGTTCTGTTGTCTCCCATACAGAAGCATTCATTTCGGGAAACGATAAAGTATTTATCACACCAGCGAGACCTCTTCCTCTTGTTGAATTAAATGATTTTACTATTGAATTTTCACTATCTGACATAAATTCAGAGATTATGTCTAATCTATCATCCAATGAATCAATTTCTTCATCTGGAATTCCACCACGAACAGCTGTAGCTAAAGACTTTAGATCGGGATACAAGTCCTGATGAGTAACTAACCAATTACCCTGCTGTTCGTCTCCTCCGGGATTTATTACCTCAACGGTATAATATGTTATCGGCTTACCACCATAATTTACTAAAAGTCCCCTATCATCTGAAGGGCTTTTTACAATCCTTACTCTTGTTGCTGCTGTTATTCTTAATCTTCTTGATTCTAAATTCCCAATCCTTCCATTAGAAATTCTTCCAATTATTCCACGAGCAATAATTCCAGCCTTACCGGAAGCAAATGTTGCTTCAACATACCCCTTGTGTATTTTGGGCATCAACATAGCAACATCCCCAGAACGATATCCAGATCTTCCGGTATGTCCTGAGGGTTCGTTTGAAGGATCAGTAGACATTCTAATTTTTTCTGCTTCAATTTTTTTCTTAAGATCTTGTAATTCACTCAAGTCATCTTCAATTATTGCAATATCATTTTTGTCTGTTCCAAAACCAAATATTCTTGCAAGATTAAATTTAGAATAATTTGACTTAATAACATCACCGATTCTTATCCTTATCAAAGGAGAGGCTTTTGGTATTTGTGAAAATGGCTGTATGAATTTTTTATTTCCCTCAACATTTCTTGACAAAACCTGTTGACCCTGAGACCATTGAGGATACATATAAGAAGATAAGTGATTTATCTTCCACCACATTTCGTCAAAGTCTTCTTTATTTGTTGCTACTGCCTTAAAACCAACAGTTAATGTCCTAACAGTATTCTTATAGATTTGTATTGGGTCGACCCTTCCATAAGGTTCAGAAGAATTATAATTTGCCGAATAATTGTCGTCCAATGCAGTTAAAAAGGCGGGAAAAGAAACTATTTCATTAGTCCTAAGATCATGAAAATAAAACGGAACATATTCAGCGTCCAATTCGTCTTCTAGCTTTTGTACAACTAATGGATCAATTCTATTATTTTTTATCTCGTCACTATTAGATGCGCGACCATTTAATCCAGCAATAGCTCCTAACGCTTTTGCGTCAGTTATACCATTCATCATTTTATCTAATTTTTGAATCGTTGATGGAAATAAGTATTTTGATGGTGGTCCAGAATTTTGCCAAGATAATTTCATATCACCACGCCTACTTTTCATAACTCTTGTTGCTGCATTATCAACAAGCTTGTCAATAGTGGAGATCTCTTTATCACCAGATTCAAATCCCTGCGATTCAACCTCTAATGCTTTATCACCTATTTGAGCCATTACATTAAGAAAAGAAATAACTTTTGACCCCTTAAGGGTGTCCACTATACCAACTACTGATTGAGCAATCTCTAATGGGTTTCTATTCCTAAAACTAAATGCATCCTTTACGTCATTTACGATAAGGTTTCCACCTCTGATTATTGATCTAATTATCGTAACATAATATCCAGGAGATTGAAAATCAAACCTTAAAAAAATGTCAATTCCCTTATCAACAGCAGATAAAAAGTCCCTTTCTGTTGGCTGTATTCCTATACTCTTTAGTGTAAAAGGTCCATTTAGATCTGGTCTTCCAAACTCCCCCAAAATAAATGGTCCTCTTGGGGGAATTGAATTTTTTTCACTGTTTGGACTAACAACTAAACTTAATAAAGAAACTAATGAAGCAGCAACAATTCTAAGAGAAACAATTAGAATTCCACTCAACGCAAGCATGCTTAAGGGAGCAAACCCATCAAAAGGTTCTGCATAATTGTTCAATTGCCCCCATGATCCCATTCCCTTATTTTCTTTTAGATCTCCTTCTAGTCTTGATTTGCTAGGGGCTCCAAAAGCATTTTCAGCATACATATCTTGTGAAGATAATTTTGTTGCTCCCAATTGTGCTTCTCCCGGAATAAGAGAGCCAACACCTGATACAAAGTCATCTGGATCTCCTTCAAGAAAATTTCCAACAGCTTTTATTGCCATAGATTTGGAAACTTTGGACAATTGTTCAAATGTTATATCTTTTCCTTTAGGGTTATAAACACCAAGTTGGTTTTGCTCAACTGCAACCACGTCAGGTGCTTCCCCTTCAGAAACATAGGGACTTTCACCTGATGGGTTAAATCTATTATTTGTCAAAACAGAAGATACTGCTCTTTGAATCTTTCCCTTGGGAAGGGGGGCAGTATTTGAGCCGTTTTTATTTGTATTTCCTGAAATCTTTCGTAAAGTATCGTGACCATCCTTACCTTTTTCAACAAAATCCGAAACTGAAGGCTTGAAAACTAACCCACTATCAGAAATACCATTTAAGTGGTGGTCATTAGGAGCAAATGATTCTTTGGCTCCATTTTGTGGTTGTGAGAACGTATCTAATGTTGATTTTTTTGACCCTTCTTTGAGAACAAATCTATTATTTCCTTCTTTCGTTAAACAACTAAGATAATCCCCAATAGTTTTTTTAGTTGTTTCATGAAAATCATCTCCTTCTCTAAGAAGACCTTCAGGTCCACTACCCTCAAGAACAGCATCAACGCCGTTTATGTCAATATCTCTAGCCACCTCTCTTAATAAAATCTCCTAATGTCTTTTTTGAATATATTTTTTTCAATTCTTCTGAAACTCTGGCATTGCCAAGTGCAGTTGATAATGGATTTAATAATCCACTTTCTAAAGTTTCCATAAATCTTTTCATTTGCTCTTCTACTACTTCTCTTTCTTTTTCTGATAATCCCTCTATTATTTCTTTATATTTGTTATCATTAAGTAGTTGTCTGTATAAATCTGTCATTTTTGCATCCTTGGCCCAGCAGCAACTCTACCAGTCTCTAAAGTAGCATCAGCTACCTTTTTTGCATCCATTGAAACATTAATATGAAAATGTTGATGAATTTGACCCTGTTTTATTGTAAACTCTTCAGTAGCACCCATCCCAAGCGCTTTTCCCAATTCTCTAAGCTTAACAGAAGCATTTAGCGCCTTTAAATTGCTCAATTGTTCTGAAACTTCATTGGCTATAGTCACCATATTCGTAATTCCTTTCACAACTGGAGCCTCTAGTGCAGATGCGTCACCAGCAAACACTGATACCTGTTGAGCAATACTATTAATCGTTGCCTCTACATCTCCTATTCTTTTTACTACTTTTTCTTTATTAAATTTTGCTCCCTCAATCGTTTTCATTGAATTGGAAATATCAGCAACCCTTTTTGCCTTATCGGACAATCCAGACCCTTCAGATCCAAACTCTTTCCCTTTTGCTACAGGTTTCTTTCCTAATGATTCTAAATTCTTTTTCTTTTCTTCTTCTCTTGCAATATTTTTAAGCTCACTATTAACGTCCATTAAAACAGTTCCGCGCTTCCTAAGCTCTTCATTTATTCTTTCTTCAATTTTTATACGATCTTCAGCACTTGCCTTTCCACCACGACCAAGCTTGATTCCTTCTCTCTCTACAATCTGTCTGCTTAATTCGGCTTTAAGCTGGTCTTGTTTGAATCGGACTGCTTGTAAGGCTATTTTTCTATCCTTTAAAGATAAATCAATGTTTGTATTAAGAACACTTTGAATTCCACTCAATGCATCCTTTTCTTTACTTCTTAATGCATTAGACAATTCTTGATTTTTTACAATTGATGCTTGTTTTGAAATAAAATCAGGCATTCCAGCTTGCATTTTAGAAATGGCATCATTTACATTTTTTCTTAAATTTTCTGTTTGTCCAGTAATCCACCCAACCAACTTATCAATTTGCTTATCAAGCCCAGTTGCTTCAAGTAACCAAGAGGTTCCAAAATAAGCCGCCAACCCAACACCAATAGCCGATGCTATCGTAGCACCAAGAGTTCCCAAAATAGCTGTTAGTCCCCTAAATAATAATGACCCTATTGATTTACCTGCCATAAGAAATTTTCCACCAGTCTTTTTTGCTATACCAGAAAATGAATCAGTTATTTTCTTAGCCATAGAAGAGTTTGTTATCTTTTTAAGAATCCCATCATTCATATTCTCTCCAACGACTTCTCCAATTTTTGATCCTGTTTTAGACTTTAAGACATGAGACCCTATTCCCAAAGCAACTTTTGACATCATGTGTATTCCTGAAGCTATGACAGCTTTTATAATAGATGGACCAAATAATATTAAAGATATTATTTGTCCCACTTCATCAAAAGCAAGAAATTTCATTCCCTTCTTTATCAAGCCCCATATACCCTGATTGTCTGTTATCTCATTCCATTTTTTTATTGCGAACTTCTTAACCTTATTCCACAATATACCGAACAAAGTTTGTGTAGCATCAACAAGAGCACCCCAAGATTTTCCCAAAGCTTCTTTAATTGCATCAATAAGTTTTCCAACCATTGTTTTTGAACCATCTTTTGCCTCTCCAAAAATTTTCATAAAAGCATCTGTAAATGGTGCTGGATCTAATACAACTTTTGTTATTTTTTTTATCCAGAAAGTGAATTGATCCATTATTAGTCGTAATCCCTGTAACGCGATACTTCCGATCGCCTTAAATATCCTTTTAAATCCAGAAACTATCTTTCCTGCTGGAGTTGTTTCCTTTCCTATTAACATTTTGAATGATTTTCGTAAGTTTTCAAAGAACCTACCTAAAGCATTTGAAGCCAATTTTGGATCTCCAAGATCTGAAAATAGTTGTCTAAAGTCATTTACAAATTCTTGAAAAGGACCAATATTCATAAAGTCCCTTGAACCTTTCATGGTTGCAAAGAATTCTTTAAGTCCCTCTAAAGCAGTAGCAACACCAGGGAATAATTTTGCAAAAGCACGACCAACTCTTCGACCAGCCCTTTCGGCAGCCCATAAAGATCTTTTAATGTTTCTAATCATCTTCCAAAAGTCTCTAGTCCAAAAAAGACCTTTTCTAAATCCCATCATGAATCTTTGAAAAAACCCACCTTGTCTATTTCCTTGCTTTACTAATCTCTCAATTGAATTAGTCAAACCTTTCAAAGCTTCAGCTTGACTTAATTGTGATTTTTCAGCATCCGCAGAAGCATTCTGCACTTCTTGATAACTTAATGCTTGATTTTTGGCTGCAAATGTAGCTTCAAGAGAAGCTCCCTCTAATCCAGTAGTTTGTGCTAATAAATTTCTTTCTTGCCTTGTCATTCCTTCAATGCTTTTTCCAGCATCAAAAAATGACTTACGTAACATGTCAATTCTTTCTCCAGGATCTTGAGCTTTCATCATTTCAAAAGCATCAATATTGAGTCCAAATGATTGAGCTAATTTTGCAGCACTTTCAGCTGCATCTTCAAAATTATCAAACTTATCAACAATGCCAAGAAGCTCTTTGAAATCTGCACCTAATTTTCTCGCAAAAACCGATAATGATGCCATTTGTTTGGTTCCAACACTTCCAAACGTTTTAAAATCTAAAACCATTTCCGATATGTCTCTAGCGATCACTTTTTGATCAATTCCAAACCTCTTTCCCATTTGAAGAGATTGGTTTGCAACCATTCTTTGTGAATCAGCTAATGTTGTAAAATGTTTATTGGCAAATATAGCCATGGCGCCCATTGCCTCATTTGTCATTCCCAACCCCTTTTGGAATTGCAAAACAGCTTCAGCATTTCTATAAATTTCACCACTAAATTGGTGAGCCACTGCCCCCATGTCCGTCATTAACTCTCTAACTAAATTTAGTCTTTCATATAAAAGACCAAAAACCCTATACGATCTAAGTCCAGTACCTTCAAGAGACCCCCTCAATTGTCGTGAAGCCCCAATTACATCCTTTGATACACCTGTTCGGAAATCACCAAATTGTTTTCTGATATCCTCAAACGCTTGCATTAGCTGCGTTCCGCCATGAAAAGAATTGGCAATATCTACAAGTCCATTAAATATTTTAATTGGTATAGCCAAAATAGCTTTACCAATACTAAAAACAGTACCAGCCAACTCTCCCGCAAGACCAATAATTGTTTTAAGTGTTTTTCCAATAAATCCACCAGTCTCAAACATTCCAGAAGCAAACGCTCCCCACCCAACAGCTAAAGTGCTTGTCTCTCTATTTGCTTGTTCTAATGACTCAACCCAATCAGAAATCGTACTAGTCTCAAAAGATTCTCTAATTTTTTCTTCTAATTCTTCGTGAAGATCTTTTTGCTCCTCAATCTTTTCAGTTCCTTCCTGTACCGATTTATTAAAGTCTCTCGTTTGTTTTGTAGAATCATCAGGAAAATTAATTTTAGAAATTGACTCCCTAATCCGTTCAGCCATATCAGATTGACTCTCAAGCTCTTTAGTTTGTTTTTCTAAAAGCTTTTGCCTTTCCCTCATTGCCTCATTAATCTGTTGCTGAAGCTTTAGATTGTCTACTGCCATCTATTATTACACTCGTCTGTTTACTGTTTATTATCTGTTAAAAATAAAAAATATTACTTAAGGGGCCAGGGTATTCCAAGAACCCTTTCAAATTCTCTTCCCTTAAGTCTTGAAAGGTTTAGTAAATTCATTACACTTTTTACAGTTGCTCCAGGCTTTTTTAATTCATCCTGAAACCTTCTCGAGGATCTAAGAGCATTCGCAATAGCTGTAACTTCCTGTTGAGTACCACGAACTCTCAAGTTAGAGGCTTTACCCACCATCCAAGCAGCTAATCCACCTAAAAATATCTTTCCTGTAGTGCTTAATTGAATTCCTTCTTCAATTAAATTGTTTTTTTTGTCTTTTTTAGATTCTTCTAAAGACTCTTTGCGATCCTCAACCATTAAAAATGGAAATTCACTTGATATGGGCATTATTGTTCTCCTACGAAATAAATATGCCTAATGTCAAAAGTTAATTTGCTTCATATTTTCATAAATGGGGTTATTTTTTGGTTTTTTGTCAGAATTTTCAGAATCGTTATCTTCTGGGTTGTTTTCGTCACTATTTTGTTTTTTTCTTTCTTTCGCTATTCTGTCCAAAAACCATCTTCTCGCATTGATCGGCAATTTATAGGCTTCTGTATACGAAAAATGTCCATATTCCATTAATAAAAAAATTGGCTCCCAAAATATTTCTTTATTCGGTGGCATTTGGATAAAGAAAGTCGATGCCTAACGGCATCACAACCTCCTCTACATGAGTACATTCAGGACATTCAACTGATTGTTTCATATCAATACCTGGTTCATTATCTTGCATATATCTTCTAAGTGCAGAGGAATCCATAGCTCTCATTCTTCTTATCTTCTTTTCTAATTGTATTTTATTCTCAATGTTACCAATTTTTACAATAGAATATCTCAATTTATCAGTTACATTTTCTTCTTTTCGGCTTTTTCCAAGGATTTTGCGCATTCTTTCTTTTGCTGTTGATATATCGTCCTGATCTTTAACTGTCAAAAATTTGAAAATAACCTTCTCTTTAGAAACAGGAAGTGTATATTCAAATAAATTTTTTCCTACCTCTACGGGACTTATTTTTAATCTTTTAAGTTCCAATTCGTCTAATCTGAAGGTATGTTCATATATCTCTCCACAAGAAGAACACTCAACTCTTCCAGGATACTCAGAACCATATCCAATAATTCTCAAACCAACCAAAAGAGCATTATGATCTCCTGCAATTAAGTCAGCATGATTTACTGTTTTATCTAAAACACAAGAACTAACAAGCTCTTCTAATACTGTTCCTCTTTTCATATATGCTGGATTAGTAAGAATGTTTTCTTCTTCTGCTGTCATAACTTTTACTGGGAGAGATTCTCTTTTGTGTAATGAAGTGCCAGATTCATATATAACACCATTTGATGGTAATGGAATGTCCTCATAAGGAATCTCTTCCTCTTCACTAGTCACTTTATTTACCGGAGGAGATCCGCCAAAAGCTACTGCATTTTTTTCTTGTCGTTCTTCATTTTCCATATACAAAAATCCTTATTAAACAATAAATTATAGACCTACTATACATTCTATAATATTGAATATAATCTGTTAAATCTTTTACTTTAATGACTCAACAATTCTAACTATATCAAAAACAAAAATTATGGAATTTCCCATTTTATATAAGATTCTTTCTCTGGTAGTACAATAATCCCCCTCACCATTCCATTTCCAACATCTTTCATATCAATACTTTCAGGGGATAATCCAATACGAGACCAAGCACCATCCAACAAATTTTTAAGTCCTCTCAAAACGCTGTTTTTTATAGAGACCTCTCTTCTTCCTGGTAGATGAGCGTCTTTTCTTTGTATTATTATACTATATGTGGCTGGACCCATTTCTTCAAATTTATATATGCTCCAACCATATTCATCAATAGCTAAGCCAGATTCGTCAATAGCATTTGATATTTTTTCCTGTAAATTATTCTGTTCTTTTATAACAAACCTAACAATTTTTTTTAGCGTTTCTCTCATCTTAAAATAAATAATCTCCTTAAATCAATTCAAGGAGATTATAGAAACTAAAAATATATTAATATTGCAAAATCCACTTATCGGCTTGGATAACTAAAGCAATATCTTGAGCATCACTCGATGAATAGTCTAAATCGTTGAAATTAGCATCTTCGACCCAAGCTCCCCTTCCGTCCCACAGTTCTACAACATTGCCCATTGGATCAAGCAATTTCATTTGAATATTTCTTTTATAAAAATCGGCATAACCATCTCGTCCCGATACTGCTTCGCTTGTCAACCTTAGCCATTCCATCAATTGTTGTGCTCCTGATGGTGAAATAGCATCATACATTGTTACTGATACTGTATCAAAACTCCTTTTTCCAGCGAGCCATCTTTTATCATTGATATAATCAATTGTTATTTTTTCATGAGTAATATGTGGCCTTGCTGCTGTTTTCATCAAATAAGCATCAATTCCTTCAATTTGAAAAATCCATCGATATTTTCTTTTTGGCTCATATCGATTAGCCAACATATCAGTAACTCCAAGTGTTTCAACCATAATAAAAAACTCCGCTATTATTAACTAACTATCATATAATATAAAATATTACCCAAACAAACTTATTGAATTTCAGCTCCTTGATTATTTACAACAAAGTCTAATGAAATAAACTCAAGAGATCTTACCGGTTTAAGTACGATTTGTCCCCTAATGACATTATTATCAACGTCAGCTTGTGTTGTTGTCTCCGTATTAATCAAAACTCTAAATTTATCAATTCCGGCCTGTTCTTGAATTCTTCTCAAAATAGGTCTTACTTGATTTGAGAATCTTTCAAGAGTTTCTTCTCTATTTGGCTCAAATAAGAAAGTTCGCCCAACTTCTCGAACCTTTCTTCTAACGTCCAAAAGCATTCTTCTTACATTAACCTTCTCAAGACTATTAGCTTCTGATAGGAGAGTATTCTGTCCCCAAATTGTAACTCCTGGACCACCTGGAAAAGAAACTATTGGATTAATATCCGCACTTTGAAGATCGTCCAACTTATCTCTTTTCAAACTTACTGTTGCCCTTTCAACACTTGACAATACTCCACGAGAAAATCCGGCTGGAGCGAACCATGGGTGAGATAAAGCATCGTTCAGCGCCATTGCCCCAAGAGCCACAACAGATGGTGGAGCCTGTACTAATGCCCCACTGCTTGGATCGGTCATTACAACGTCTGGGAAATATGCAGCAGCAAAGCTTGAATCAAGACTTCTTGCCGAATGTGCTGTTACAGTATTGTTGACCGAAACATCCTGTAAAGAAGAAGTAACAACCGTATTCACTGTATCTTTCTCTTCAACGTCCATTAGATACAAAGCATCAAAACGACCTTCAGCAGTTAAAATAGCTGAATCAGTTATTACATTATGTCTAATTCCCGGAATGGCCATAAGATTAATGTCAACATCAGAAGTCTCTTCAAGAACCTCAAGAGCCTTTTTATATGTTTTAACTGTTGGACCATTATTTTGTCCTCTATCTGAAAATGACATTTCTTCTATGATTGCCCTATTGGACATATCTGATTCATTTTTGTTGAAGACATTAACTCCATCAAAACCACCCTGTAAAAATATACTAAATTTAGCAACAGTTCTAACTGCTGGAACCGACAAATCGGTTGAAACATCAAGACCCCTGGTTTTATTCGCTGCATTGGAAGAAATTCCTCCCTGTCTAACATAGGTCCATTGATCAATTGTCTTAACGTCAGCCTTAGTATCAGAACCGGTTACAACCTGAACATTTTCAAGACTAAAAGAATTGTTATTAAAAAGATCGGAATCAAGAACAGTTCCATTTGAATCTGCTGTTCCAGCATTATCCCCAACGTGAACATTCCTTAATGAGGTCATGAAGTTAGGAAAATATTTAGTATAACTTCTAATGGTTTCGTCAAGCTTTACACTACTATTTGGTTCAGTAAGAGATGTTTTCTGCTGAAATTGAACTCCCCAATAGAAATTTTTATTTACTACCTGTTTCGGTGAAACCCCAACAGTCAAATTCTCTCTAAGTGGGATTGGATATTCCACTGTCTCCTTCAGTGGAGAAGCATCACCAGGAGCGGTCATTGGATCTGAACCTGATGTTACAAGATGCCTTGGCCCTCTGAACCCTACTGGAAGTGATTCCTGATCAATATCCGCATTTACAACATCGTCCGGTAGTTTTACTCTAATTCTATTAGATTTATTTGGATAACTTCCTTCTTCTACTAGTTTTTGAGATCCTAATGCTTTATCAAAATCAAAATAGATATTTTTATCACCAATTATTTTGGCGATAAACCGATCAGATGATGGATTTAATGACAACCCTCTATATTGTTCAAGAACAACTTTTTCGTCATCATTATCACCAAAGTCTCTAACTACAACATCAAATTTTCCATATAAATCAGTATCAGATGTTGATGGAGTTACATTTTCAATAGAAACCTTCCACTTGTCGCTAGATACTGCCCCATCTGATCTGGAAACTAGTTTAAATAAATTTACAGTGGATCCACCAAACTTTTGTGAAGTAATCCAAGGAGTTTCAGCTGCTTGGAATCTATCTTCAAAATTTTCATAGTTAGGAACTGTAGTAGTTCCGGCATTTCTTCCAGCTGATCCTGTAGTCAAGAATGCAATTTGCTCTTTACTTTCGGATATTAGGTCAGAACTACCAGTTACACCAGCGATTCCTGTACCGGTTAATACCGCCTGTGAAGTGTGAATATCATAATGGGTATATAGTAGATATCCAGCATCTTGTAATTTTAGCGGATCTTCATTCAAGATATTTGGGAAATAATTTGGTGCAGTAGTGTCAAAACTAGCTGTAATGACATTTGGATAGCTTGGATCAAGTTCTTTATGTCCATTTAGTAATAAAACAAATTCCTGCTTACCAGCACTAAGGTCTACTGTTCCTGTAATGTGTCCTTTTCCACCACCTGCCACCGCTGCTGTAGAAGTACTTGGATCAGCTGAATCAACAAAACTTGAAGATAGCCTCAAAACTACCCCTGAAGCTGCCATTAAAACACCCCTTACAATTGGGTGTGGAGAATCAATGGCAATGCCTGCATCAGAAAAAACTGTAGAGCCAGCTGATTCCGACATATATGCACCAAGAAAATATGTTCGCCCAAGTGGACCATTTTCCACAGCATCTGTATTAGAACCAAAATTTCCAGAATCGTTTGGTTGCTCTTCCCCAACAACAAACCCAGCACTTTCTACGCTTCCAATATTGTTGCCTGTTGTTAGTCTTTTTTCTCCCTTTCCAGCACCAAGAACTCGAAGATACGTTCCAGCAGTTGCGTTGCGTAACCACTCAAACATTGCCAACATTCCGTCTTTAGCGTCTGTATCTCCAAATACTGAAACAAGATCCTGCACTGAACCAACAGTTACAGGAACAAATGCTGGACCCTGATTAGCAGTACCAATTACGCCCGCTGGGACCCCAACCGGATCTACATTAGATGGACCGCTCTGATCAATCTCTCTTACGCTTACCCCAGCACTTTGCAATTTTAATTCGACCATTCTTGTCTCCTATTACTCATAAATATAACAATCTCTAAATTTACTCATTAAAAGTTACTCCGCTATCATCAATAACGAAATCAATTGAAATCTTTTCAGCTGTTCTTGTTGGAATTAGTTCAATTATTCCATTCATTTTATTAGCTTCTTCATCTTCTGCTGAATTATTTGAATCATTAGCAATGATATTAAATCCTTCAATTCCAGCCTGAAGTTGTACAAGAGACAATATCGGAGTAACAATAGAAACAAACCGATCTCTTTGTTCAGAAATTGGTTGTTCAAACACAAGTCTTCTTGCAGCATCACTAACGGTTCTTTTCACAGCAATTAGTAATCTTCTTACATTAACTCTGTCAAGTGCCGAAGCTGCTTGTTGTAATGTTCTTTGTCCAAAAATAACCTTTATCTGTGGTGGAAAATTAGCAATTGGATTAATCCGAGCATCATGTAAGGTTGCACGATCATCCTTTTTCAATCTAACATCAATACTTTCCACGAAATCAAGAGAACCACGATTAAATCCTGCTGGAGCAAACCATGGGAATCCTACCTTATCATTGAAGGCAATAGCTCCCATAACCCCAACAGAAGGTGGAACTTTTACTGTTCTATTATTTACTGAATCCGTGATTATTAGATCAGGAAAATAAGCAGCAGAATAATTGTTGTTTATTGCCCTTGAGTCAAATTGTTCTGCTGTTTTCTCCACATCTGGCTTATCACTACTAATGTCATAAAGCCTTGTAGTAGAATCGTCATAACCAGCAATATCCATAACATAAAATGCTAATCCATAATCCTTTGTAAGGTCTGCTACATAATCAGTAATAAAGCTATCTCTAATTCCAGGAATTGCTAATAATTGTACTCCAGGACCATTTCTCAAGTTAGCTGGACTTGTAAATGGATCTGTCATTATTTTAGCAGCTGTTCTATAAGCTACAACAGAGTTGTTATTTTTACCGGTTCCGGCTGGATTATTAGACAATCCAGGCGCAGTAAATGCGCTAGCAGCTGAACCACCAGTGTCACTTGAAGACCCTTTGTCATTCATTCTTGCCGAATTCTTATCAAGAACATTAAGTCCATCCCATCCACCATACATCATATTGGTAAATTTATTATATGTAGTAAACTTATTGAATTTAGCTGAACCAGTTTCAGCCACTAATGTACCTAACGTTATTCTATTAGTAAGAACTCCGTCCGAAACAGAGCCAGAGAAATTTGGATTTCCATTTCTAATATAAGCCGCCTCTTTCATATGTGCCTGAGCGGTTCCAGTAATCTCAGAAACAGCAGCATTAGAAAATGCAACCCTTGCTAAGGTAAATTTATTTTCATTGAATGAATCGACTGTTGAGCCCGTGACAAGTACGTCTAACTTCTCAATACCAGCCAATTTAGCTAGTGAAGCAACTAATTTGTTTTGTTTCTTTGTTATATTTGGATTAAGTGGAGTAGTATTTCTTTCAAATTTAACTCCCCAATATAATCTACCATCAACCTCTTCTGATGAACCAGGATTACCAGCAAATCCACTAGTTGAAACTGAACCTCTTGTAACTTTAAATCTAAATGGTACTGGTGGAACAATTGAGCTTGTAAGCCCAAGTCCGCTTGATCCTACAATTCCAAGCCTTGAATCGCTTGAAGCCAAACTTCCAGTGTCAACATTATCTGGATTAGTTTTTAGAACACTAAGTCCCCTGAAACCAAATGGTAAAGCTCTCGCTGGAACTTCCCTTCTTTCTACGGCTTCGTTCATTACAACTCGTACGATTCTTGATTTATTGGAGTATTTTCCTGTAATTTCAACCCGTCTATCATCTTCATCTTCAGCATCCCAAATATATTGAGCTTTTATGTCTCCAATTTTAGCAGCAACATAATCTTCTGATAATGGGTTTAAATTACATCCTGTATATCTTTCAATAATTTCTGGAACTTGATCAGTATCGTCAAATCTACGAATAAGAACAGAAAAAGTTCCATATTCATTATTAGTTTCGTTTGACATTCTTACATCAGCAATTGAAACCTTCCACTTTTCATTGGTTTCTTCACCATCATCGAGAGCTTCGATGTAAAACAAATCAAATTCGGTATCACCAAAAGGTTGTGAAATAAAGTTTGTAGTTCTTGATGATCTGTATCTGGTATCAAAATGTCCATAAGCGTCTCTATATGGCATTGTGGTATTACCAGAAGAATCAGAAGTGGCAGTAGAACCCGAAACTACCGCTACAGAAATTCCGTTTGTATCTACAGTAGCAATTTGGTTATCTACAGCAAAATCAGCATATAGTAAATGCTCTTTTGATGGAAAATTTTCTGGATTAGTATTAAGAATCTTTGAAATATAATTTGAACTATCAGGATCAAGGGATGCAGTTAAAACTGTTTGTTTAGCTGAAGACGAAACAATTAACTTAAATTCATTGTTTGACAATGAAGCTACATCATCAACATTTGATCCCAAGTTAGTTGGAGTGGCTTCATCTCCATTTAATATCATTAGTCTTGTACCACTAGCAGTAAGAACTACTGCCCTTACAAGATTAACGAAATCCGAAGCTGAAGTGGCTACAAAACTATCATTATCAGTAAATAAGGGCATTCCAATTGCTTCATTTGTTGCCAAATCATGTCGAGCAACAATAAATTGGGTCGCACCCTGATGTCTTGGGTCTTGAGTATCAACAGTAGTTCCAGTAACTACAAAACCAGCATTTTTTACTTGTCCAGTTAGTCTAGTGTTGTTAATATCAGTAACAGTATCGTTTGCACCACCGCCCAATACTCTCATATATGTTACAGCGCTTTGGTGCTTAAGATATTCGTTTACAGCATATGGTCCTGCTTTTTTTGGATCAAGACCACCAAAAATTTGTTCAAAATCATTAGAAGAACCAACAATCATCGGAACAAAAGCTGGGCCTTGCTTAGCAGTGCCAATAATTCCGGCTGGGGTGCCTATGGGACCTGGAGTTGGTTGTACCAATACAATTTCTCGGTCTCGATATCCTGGCGCTCTAAAAGTTTGTTCAGCCATTAATAATTTCTCCTTGAATTACAAAAAAGTACAGTATTCTTGTAGATAACTATGATGTCCAAATGATAAAAGCACTTCATCTTTTAAGTACCTGAGCAATATCGTCTATGTGGTCTGCGCCTATTATTGTTTCTCCATTTCTTGGATTTTTAGACACCACCTTAACAAATTTAGTGGTTTGTTTTCCAGATATTCTATCTTTTACTATGACAGATTTAAAAGTGTCTTTATTGCGCCCCGTTTTAGCATTGCCCTGTACGTCTAAAGGGACTACGTCACTCAAAACAAATTTGTTGTGATCGCCACTTGGGTTTCTACTATTTGTTTCTGATGTTATTATGTCTGAATTTGACTCATAAATTCCAAATGATATTTGTGGAGCAGACACATATCTTCTTATCGCAATTGGATCAGCATCATTTCTTTGAGCATGAGAATATGCTGGAACCCTTACTTTAAAAACATATTTTAATACCCTTTCCTCATCTGCAAAATCGTCTGAATTATCATCACCACTAATGCTATCATCAAAATAAGCCACAAACCAATATCCCTTATCCGTTTCAAGCTGAAATGTGTTTAATTGTTCGTCATAATTTGCAAAAATTCTTTCTATCATTTGATTTAAATGCTCTCTATATTGAGACCATAAAGTTACTTCATATTCACATACAAAAAAAGTAGGAAATGGAATGGTTATTATTTCAAATATATTATTTCCCAAATTATTATTTGATAATAATTCCTCCCCAAGTCCAGGAGCATTTCTTCTTCTAGAGGCTACTCTTCCTGGCAAATTTCCTGTTTCATTAGTAGAACTTTCAAAATTATTATCACTATCAACATTGTCCTGATTTTGTATGGACAATTTATTAACAAGAGACTGATATTGTCTATCGCTTGAAGATAATCTCTTTTTTATTACAATATCTCCAACATCAGTACCCATCCCCATACCATTATTTTCAGGTCCTACCGGAGTTTTTTGACTAATTCCAGTTCCTACTATTGATATAATTGGCAATATAAGTTGTCCATTCTCATCTCTAATTGGGTTTTTTCTCATCCGTGTAGCAAATCTCTCTCCAGAGGCAAAAACTACTGGTACCTTTCCAGATGCTCCAGAATTCTTTATTGGTGTTACGTGGATAGGAACAACTTCATCAAACAATTTAAATAATGCTATATCAACATCCTCTATTCCAACTGGTGCCACACTAAAATCTGTTGGAATATTAAGTCCCTCATAACCAGATAAAATTCTATTACTAAGAGGTTCTCTACCTGCTCTTCTCTGTCTCGCCATATTTATAATTATTGTTGTGTTTTGATAAGAATCAAAAATACATATTAAATGATGTCTTTATTGAAGGATTTCTTCGTCAGATTCCTTCTAAAGGTGTTTTTTAAAAATGAAAATAATGTTTTAATGGTAAAAATGATTAATTCAAGAAATTTTTTACCACTAAGAGTAATATTCAAAAGTCCAAAGAATGACAATATGTGGCAAATGCAAATATTTGATATTAATATGGAACCAAAATTAGACTATCAATATAATACGCTCTTGGAATGCATTCTTTGCCAATTAGAAATGAACTTTAAAATAAAAGAAATCCACACAAAATCACAAGCTCACACAAGCCACTCTCAGAAGATTTTATTTCAGAACATACTAAGACTAATCAATTATTTTTAAATGGATTTAGGCTACCCTTTTAGCTCCAGGGGCTACTGGCAATTCGTGCTTTGGTCCACCCTTCATTTTTTCATCCATTACTACCAATTCATCAACGATCTGATTCCACAATTTCTCTTGTTTCAAAATCCATTGCAAATTTTCAGTAGCTTTCTTTTTAATCATAGGGTTTTTAGATCTTTGAGCTAAATAAGACATAATATTACTAACTTTTGACATTCCATCAAATACATTTTTCATAGCATTATTTAATGGCTTTTCATATCCTCTTAATTCAGGAGTTTCTAACTCTTCAATCAAAAATACTTCTCGTAAACTTCTTTTTTTACCCATAATATTATATATCTCCATCTCCATAAAAAGACGATCTTTTCGAATTGGCATTAGTTACACTTTTTGCCCTAGTTGAAACTTCGTCCGGTTTCTTTATTGTTTTGTCAATAACTCCTTGTTTCTCTAGATCCCGACTATCTCCAGTAGGCCCAAGTCGATTATCAGCAAAACCCCTCTGTTGTACAAAGTCTTTTTGAACTGCATCATCATCTGAATATTTCTCATCAGTAGGTCCAAATATTTTGCTCTCAAATTGACTTTTTCTTGCCTGAACACCCTTAATCATTAATCCCATTTTATATTCAACTTGCCCATGAACAACGGTTTCTGGAACAACAGATGTAACTTCAAAAAATTTAGGTCCAAAACTAAAAAAATCACCCTCTTCTAATTTTATTTCTTTATCAATCATATCCCTTGACTGAACATAGCAAGTTATTTTGCTTTTATATTCAATTCCAAACCTGTTTGTTGAAGTTTCTGGACTTTCCCACTTAACAAAACACTCTATTTCCAAAGGATCATCAAAAATCTTTTCTGGACTTTCTTCATAAATTTCATGGACTTTTGTTTTTGTTACTGATATCGGGTAATAATAAATTTTCTGTCCAGCTACATCCTTAATTAGCTCTTTTACAGTATCATTAAAAAAATCAATACCTCGTGGTGTAAGAAATAATCGTGCCATTTATTATAATTAGCCAGGCTTAATAAAATAACCATTAGGCATTGGCAGCAACCTAAGTTGTTTTAGCAAGTTTTCAGCTTTTGTGGCTTGTATTTCCACAATTGACTGATCTGTCAATTGATCAAGGGTTTCTCTTAGAGTTGTTATTAATTTGTCTTTGTCGTCCCTTCCACTTGATAAAAGATCTCCATAATTTAAAGTAACTTCTCCACCCGGAATTGGAATTGTATTAAATTTTCCACGAATATAACCTAAAGTTTCCATACATAACGATAAAGTATATTTTCTTATCCAATTTCTTCCCATAGAAGTAATTTCAGTATATGTCAAATTACCAAATGGTACGTCAGAAATATTAGAAATGCCATCAATCGTATCGTCCGTATAAGAAGGGTTGAAAGGATCTGGGGGAAGCATTACACGAATCCATAATTTTTTTGTTTGTCCCTCAATAAATGTTGGCATTGGATATATTCTTATGCTTGATCCTCGTATATCATAAGAATAATTTGATCTCCTAACCCTTTGAGACAATTGCATTTGTCCAGCCCTCAATAAATCTTCAAAAACAGGGAGAACATAAAAAATTGTCTCAGGAGTAAAGCTTTCAAAGCTAAACTCATTATTTAGATAATTAATAGCTGAAGTTGAATCAAAAAATCTATAAGCAGCAAGAGGAGAAAAATGAAAAACTTCCATAATTCTCATTTTTCCAAAAGAACCCGTGGTTTGTGTCTGAAATAGTGCCGTTCCATCACCATTCTTCAGATCCGTTAAAAGATTATAGTCTTGTTGCCTTGAAACTAAATCAATAGAACCAGAAACATGTTGTTTATAACCACTATATCCAGCTTCCATTGCATATGGTTCAGCTTGACGAATTAAATGATCAACACTTTCTCTAGGATATTGGTTTTGTACATTACTTCCTGTTGGTTGCCCTTTTAATAAATGAATTTGAGACTTAAATTGATATTCATTTACCAATTCGCTATATTGTAATGTAGCTTCCTCAAATGCTGCCCATATAGTCCTTTTAGGTAATGCAACAGATACAACATCATCTCCTAGCATCCGCCTAACAAACAAAACCATATTGTCAGCTTCAGTCTGAAACGCTGTATCTGCATCAAATATACCAAATGGTGTGGGTGTAACCGTATTCGCAAATGTAACCATTATGAATATAATTACATGAGATAAACTGTCTTTTTTATATTATTTATTTGATTTTTAAAAAAACGACGAGATTTACGGTTTTTGTCTTTTTTCGTATGAAACTCTAAAATCTCTTGTGAAGGTTTCTCATATAGAATGATATCATACAGATGGAAGATTAGACATTAAATCTTCTGGACTCATTGATACCATACTCTTTAAAGTTCTATATGCATCTGAAACAGATGGGTGATTTGTTGCATTAACTAATCTACCTTTTGGATCAAAAGTTCTAAGTTGAGCTGAACCATCTGGCTTCTCTACCAATTGGGCTTTCCAGCCAGCAGATAAATCATATCTTATTCCCTTTCTTGCACCCGAATCCCCAGGTACCATTTTTTCTTTCAATAAAGGTTTTGATTCAACTATTACAACTTCCATCAATTTTGTGGCTTGTTTTTTATTTAGTTTATTTTTCTGTAGTAATTTTATTACCTTTGACATTCCACTTTCAAGAAATCGAGAAGCACTTAACTTACTTTCAAACAAATTCAGACTTTTAAAAAGTCCAGTTAATTCCCACTTTTTTACCAATTTGACGTTGTCAACCTCTTCTCTAACAATTCTCCCCAATTGCTCATCTGTAACAACGTTCTCATTCATATTTCCCATTAAAGCATCCATTTCTTCTCTTACGAGTTTTTTCAATTCCTTCTCTGTAATAGACTCTTTTTTTATATTTTTATCTTTACGCCTATAGTCTGTACCTAAAAATGATGCAGCCATTCCACTTGGCTCTTCAACTTTATATAATTCCCCATTTTTCCCCAACCTCATAAAAGTTTTAAGAGACTTATAAGCTCTTTGGGGAGTTTGAAGTTCTTCTCCATGAAAAAGTTCGCCTTTAGGATTTTTTAAGAAAACTCTATAAACCAATTTTCCATCTTCCGACATATGATCAGTCACAGCCTTATATCCACTACCTAAATCAACTTCATCTCCCCACTTAAAATTATGTTCTTGCTGCAATTTTTTAAATGAATGTCCCTCAACATTTCCTAGTCCTGTAAATTTGCCAGAAGTGACACCACTACCATTTCCACCACCCCACGAAGCAAATCCAGGACCAAATGCAGATCCAACATGTTCTTTAATTGATTTTCTTTTCATGTCTATAAATATAGACACTAAAACCGTTTTTTATTTTTTATATAAAAATTATTATTTTCTATTAATAATTTTTTCGTTAGCCTTTTCAAGTTCACCAATTCTTTTTTTAAGACTTTCTATTTCTATATTATTAAATTCTATAAATTTAAAATATATTTTCTTAATTTTGTCATGAAATTTTTCCGGCAAATAATCCAAAAAATCATCAAATGACATTATTTGTCCCATAATATATACATCACTTATATTCGTGATAGACGCATGACAAAAAAAAGTAAGCCCACAAGGATGTTTAGCCTCAATTTCTACATCAATACAATTATATATCAATGATTCTGATACTTCACTGATTAAGTTCCATGGATAATCATTTATATTTTTCGAATCTATTATAATGACATCATTTTTTTTACCAAAAAGTGTACTAATGTGCTCAACGTTATTAACGTACCAATTATAGTGATTTTTTGATGATAATTTCATTTTAATTTAATGTCCTAGTTGACTTATCTTCTTTAGAAGATTCCATTATTTCCCAACCAAAATCAAGAGCTTCCTGAACTTTTATTTCATACAATTCTAAAGAATCTAAATCCTCTTCAAATGTAAAAATTTCAAATGAACTAAATTCATGATTCCAAATAACGTTATCAATAAACAAAAGTGCTTTAGCAAAATTAATCTCAAGACCTGTAATAGGAACAAAAGGCAAAAACAATTCCTTCGTCATAGATGTAAAAGTTTGTTCACTTTTGTTTTTCCCACCTTCCATGTTGTTGTCGTTCTTTATCTTTATCATTCTAAACAATAAACATCTATACATATTATATTTCCTTTTTCTTCAAAATTAAAAATGGCTCCATTTTCATTAAGTTATCAGTTCCTACCTTTTTACTTAAGTGACTCTTACTAAATCTCATATAAAACGTATCAACATGTTTAAATCCTATCGAAATAGCTATTGATTTCATTGTATCTAATATTTCATAATTTTTATGTTTTTTGCATACATTGAATATAAAAATACCATTATCATTTAGACAATTATAAATTTTTTTCACCGTATTGAACCAATACTCATTTATAAAGTATTCATAACCATTGTTATATGCTTGTTTTTTATCATTACTATAAACTTCTTTTGAAAAATATGGCGGAGAACTCATTGCCAAATCAACATTTTCAATGGGGTTGAAATTCTCTGACCTTTCCTCTATTAAAGATGCATTTTTCAATCCAAAATCTTCAATAATTTTTTTTCCATTATTTATTGTGGTTTCCCACGGATCTACTCCAATATATTTAATATTTCCACAAGACATTGCACCCAAAAGTCTTTGATTAAATCCTGAAGAAAAATCATAAACACTTCCGCCATTCGGTAAGAATTTTTTATATATAAATTTTGCAACAGTAGGTCTAAAATTAGACGTAACTGGAACTAATCTCATACTTCTAAATCCTTGTCTTAACATATTCCCCGTCATTGTAAATGGATGAGAAACTCCTCTATAATAAAAGGTTATTCCCAATCTATTTTTTATTACTTTCATTAATGTTTCATCATCATTAAATGCCTCAACCATACTTCTTGATTTTTTATTATCCTCTTTAACAAAAAAGAAATGTGGAGAATAAGTTTTAAAAATAAGGTTTCCTATTGTTGAACCAGAACTTATAATTTTCTTTTCTTTGTCAAATATTGATTCAACATCAAAATTACACAACTTTTCCCAATCCTTATCTAATTCCTCTTTTGTATAGACCGGAAAGGGAAAATATCTAGATCGAAAATAATCAAATAAAAACTCAGCAACCTCTTCTTTTTTATTTTCACTCATTTCAAATATGTTTTTAACAGTAAGAGGAATGTTTTTATATCTGATTATATAATCAGTACCATATCTTGATAAATCATTATTGTTTCTTGTAAATTTAGTTTCTTTTTTATTCCTTTTTAAAATACTTTCTGTGTTTGCCCTCACACTTTTCTTTTTTTTTGTTATTATCATAGGCATTTTTAGTGCATTTTTATCAAAAAATTCTACTTTTTTGCCTTCCTCCATAAACAAAATCAACTCCATTGTATAAGTGGCATGTGTTTCCTCTTTAATAAAATTAAAACCATATTTCTTATAAAATTTTATTGCTATTTCATTAATTTTTGCTACTCTAAGACGAATATTTCTTTTTTCTTTTTTTGCTTTGTCAATTAGGGCACTTAAAAGTTTTGAGCCAACACCTTTCCCGCGCACCGCGGAATCAATCGCCATTTTTTCAAGTAAAAAATATGGTTCCTTTTTATATCTTTTCCAAATCAAATAACCCACTATATTATCATTTTCACTAATAGCATAAATAACCCTGTCTTCATTTGTTCTTTTTACAATAGAAGAACGATATATTGGTCCCATTATTTTTTGCTTTGTATACGGTTTTGTCAAGTCAATTATTTTTTGAACCGTTTGATCGTTTTTAACATTGATTTTCTCTGAAATGTCAAAATCCATATTTCTATATTACCACAATTTCCCCATACTTTACAAACAAAAAGTTTTAATTCTACCTAACTTTAACGTACCAATTTTGTTGTTTTGATGTTTTTTTCTTATGACAATTAGCACACAATATTTGACACTTACTTATTTCTTTTAAAACCCTTTCCCAGCACCACTTTCCAATTGCCCACGAAATATTAACTTCCTTATCAAATAAATGATCAAATTCAAGACATACTGGATCAGACTCTCCACAAATTACACATGGGTGTTTCAAAAGATATTGATATAATAGTTTTTTTCTTTTGTTAGCACTATTTGTAGCATAATTTATATAATATTGTTTATTATTATTATAATATTTTTTCCTTAATTTCTTAGAACAATCTTTGCACCTATGAGAATATCCATCTTTTGATGATCTGTCCTTATAAAAATTATTCATCGTTTTTATATTTTTACATTTACTACAACTTTTGTCCATAATTTTTATATTTTCTTTTCATAAAGATAATTTCCACACCCATATATCCTATATACACCATTTTCTTCCGCAACTTGCTTTTCTGTTTTTCCTGGTTGGGCTCGAAACATAAATCTATTATATCTTATTGTACCATCTGTATACCAAAAATCTATACCAGTATCTGAAACCCATTCAAATCCACAAGACCTATACACATTGCCGTCTCCCCACCTCAAATCAGAATATGTTATTATTTTTTTATATCCCTTATCACTCATCCACTTCTCCACACTTTTCATTAATTTACTAAATCCACCTATTACCTGGACATTTAAGGCTGTTGCGAATCTTGATATTTCAATATTGTTTTTATATTTCTTATGGTTTGGCTTTCTAAGGGCTATTGCACAAACTAATTTATTCTCATAATAAAGTCCGAAACTTATTTTAGATCTTGTATAACCCGATATATGATTCTCTTCAAAAAATAGTTTAGAAATTTTTCTATGAATTTCTCTTATTTCACATTTTCTTGCACCAATTTTTATATCGGTTAACCCTAATTTGTTTTTTATAATTGATTTTACTATTTCGTTCTTCTCAATCCATTCATCAGAAAATATCTGAATAAGATTTATTTTTTTCTGTCTGCACAACAACATTTTATCTCTATGAGAATTTTTGTCCCAATACTTGTTTTTATTATTATTATTTTCCATATGCCAATAAAGTCCGTGATATTCAATTCCAACCATTTTATCTGGAATAAAAACATCAATTTCTTTAGGGGCAATTGATTTTCTATCACTTTGTATTGTTTTTATGCCTAATGACTTTATAAAATCTAATACCTCCACTTCAGCCCTGGAGGTTATACAAGGATAACATTTAATACACAAAGACTTTCTCTCAAACGCTTGTAAAGTTTTTCTTTGTTCTGTACCACACTTTTTGCAAATAATATCAAGATATTGATGTTGTCTTGAATAATATTCACTATATTTTGTTTTAACTTCAAATTCTAAACCCCTTTCCAAAAGCCTTAATTTATACTCTTCCTCACTAAGAGACTTCTTTTTCTTAATCTTATTAATAGATTCAGGAGTATGTTTTTTCCCATAAAATCCATTTTTCTCACCATAATGAACGTGCTTTAATATTCTTGGATCGGTTTCTTTAGTTTTGTTTTTATTCCACGCTTCAGCTTTTCCACCAATCTTGCCACCTTCTGATGACGCCTTACAAGAATGTTCCTTACAATATTTTTTATATGTGAATCTAATATATCTTGTTTCTCTTATGCAAGACCTTTCAGCACATATCGGTCTTTTGCCATTATAAAAATATTTGTTTGTATATTCTAATGATGATATTTTGTGTTTCCTAAGGTGATAAGAAAATTCTTTCAAATCATTAAAAATAACATTACAGATATTACAAATTATTGGTGGTTTTCTTCCTTGATATTTTATAGTCATAATATTTGAAGCATATCACAAACCAGGATCTAACTCCCCGAAAGGGTGTCGGTACAAATCTCTTATTTGTTCAATGTTTACAGATATATAGACTTTTTTCTGTTGTTCTGTGAGATTTCTCACTAGTTTTACAGTGTGTAAAAATAAAACAAAAAAGGGGTTTGAAAAAACCCCTCTCTTGTGATAGTCTATTTCTATGATTTAGATAGTATTCATGTCAAGAACAGTAACTGTTCCATAAAAATCGCTTCTTACCATCTTCTTACCATATCTCGTCATGACACCTTTGCGTGGCGTGAAATCTTCTGGTCCAAAGATTGTTGGGGTAACGATAAGTGGTACATATGGTGCATACACATATCCAGTTTCAAGATATGTTCCACCTTTGTATCCAAGTAGAACCTTATTTCGTGGGAAATATGGATCTTTATAGACCTGGAATCGTTGAGTTAGTGAACCAACTCTTTCGGCTCCGATTGAGAATGGAGTTGCTACTTGACCATTACCATCAAGGTTATAATTACTTCGGTATAGAGTGGTCTGTTCAAGGATTGTACAGACATCTGGTGAAGTTACAACAAAGTTGGCTGAACCACGAAGTGTTTTTCTGTGAATAGTGTTAGCAGCATCAATAATGGTCTCAACAAGAGTCTCGTACCATTCTCTAACTGTACCAGTGAATGCTGGACCTGGATCAAGAGTGCTGGTTAGCTGTACTAGTGAACCATTTTCTTTGTTCACAAACTTACCCGGCGATCTACTCCAATATAGGTTAGCTCCATTAGCTTCTGTTAGAAGATCATTAAGAATTTCTCTATCAATATCAACAGCAACCTGTTCAGATAGAATCTTAGTTAGCTCAACCTCAGCATCAAGACTGTGGAAAGCATTAAGATCCTGAGCAAGCTCTGGAGACCATCGAGCTCGTAGCTTTCGTGAAGTGGCTACAACGCTGATCTGTTCAATCTTAATGTCAATTTCAGGGATTGTTGGGGTTGGAGTCGCACCGAAGTCAGACTCAAAGCTTGGAATAACAAGAGTGTCACCATCAGTTCCACCAATATTATTCACGTCAGACTTTACCATGCTTACGTGGATATTGTCTGAACCAATCTGTGGTACAGTTCCACCATTAGAAAGTCGTAGAACAAACTTAATGTGATCACCACCAAGTGGGTCTGGTGTCCAAGTTGAACCGTCCCAATCTCCTCTCTCGTTTAGTCGACGAAGATTTAGAACTCCAGCACCAGCCTGATATTTCTCTCCCCAAGCAACAGCTCCCTGTACAGATGGAAGATCTGTAATGGTAATTTGCTTGACTTCCTGTAGATCGCCATTACTGATTTTGCTTGTAAGCTCAGCAGTACTGATGAAAAGGAAAGTAAGATCAAGAACGTTGTCTTCAAGATCTCTCTGAATATCAGGGTCAAAGCCAGCCAAGCGAGCATTGGTACCTGTAAAGTCAGAGGAAGTATCAACAACTGAAGCTGATGTGAAGGCTTCGCTTGCGCCAGTGAAGGCACCAAGTCCAAGACCATCGCCAGCTACTGAACCAGTACCTACGGTTAGAGAACCGCTGTGTACTTTAGTATATCCAGTACCAACCAAGTCATATTGTCCACCTGTTGCAAGTGAACCTGAACGGACACCAGCACCAGCTGGATTGTTATAAATTGACTGACCGGCTTGGTATGTATTGTCAGTAGCTGATGCTTCACCACCTACATTGTTACCATAAGTGTAATCAAGGTAGAAAAGTAATCCAGCTGGAAGACTCATTGGCTGAATTGACACAAGATCATTAGCCACTAGCCCACCGAATACTCGACGTACAATTGGGAACGCAACATTTGTAAAACCTCGGATATTGCCAGAAGATGTTAGGGCTCCTGCTCCGGTTGATAGGGATGAAGTCTCTCGAAGTAGCTCAGCAGCTTGGTTTTCAAGCAATCGAGCCATATTTTCTCGGTCATATCCCCCAAGATTTTTTAGTAGACCAGTTCTGGCCCATTTTTCAACAAGACGACGAGACTCCGCACCAACGTGCCGTTCTCTAATGTCTTCTGTTAATTTCTCTAGTGAAAACTTACTCATTTGTTTCTCCTATTATTATTATATATTCTCCAAAAAGTTAAAAATGCATTGATTTATGCATCAAAAGCGAGTTTTTGCCAGCGCTGTACTTCAGGACTGACTGACTCATTGAGTGTTTTTTCAGACGAAGCGCCTGATTTGGTTGGTTTAGATGAAGACCCTCGAACATTTCCTTCACGAAGCTTTTTCTTTCCCTTATTGCTAAGTGCTTCGGTAAGTGCCTTATAGATCTTTCGTACTTCCTTCAACGACTCAGCTCCATCGATTGCATCAATAACTTTCATGCGCATTTTCGGAGTAAGACTCTCGTTCTGGAGTAATTTGTTAGCGTGAACAATTTTTTCATTGAAAAGAGATTGCTCTGCTAGTTCTTTTCGTAGCTTGGCAGTATATTTTTTAAATTTGCCAATTGTTTCTTTAAGTTCACGATTCATGCGTGCACTTTCTTTTAATTTCTTTGTAAGGTTTTCTGTAGTAACATCAGCGTCAGATGTATCTCTAAAGGGTTCTTTCCAAACGTCTCCGCCACCATACTGGTCAGCTTTTGGATCGGTCATCTTGTCACTAACGTCATAAGCCTCATTTTTGGCTTTTCCTTTCATTCTCTTAAGTTCTCTTCGTAGAGCAGCTTCAGAAATCTCATAAACTTCACCTTCGCTAAGACCATCTTCTGATTCCTTAACTTCCTCCCCGTCCATTTCCTCGTCTTCCATTTCGTCAAGTTCGTCAAGCTCGTCAAGCTCAGATAGTTCTTCTGATTCAGAAACTTCCTCTGATTCGCTTGTATTTTCAGCTTCAGACATTTCGTCCTCTGATTCGGCCATTGATTCTAATTCTGCTACAATTTCATTAACATCCATTTCTTCTTCTCCGTCTTCATCATCAAGATCAAGATCAAGTTCTCCGCCTTCACTACCACCTTCAAGATCTTCACCGGCGTCGGCATCTTCGGCAGCAGCTTGGACGTCTACATTTATTCCAGAAACATCAAGTCCTTCCTCGTCATCTCCTGGTAAATCAACTTGAAGTTCAGCATCCATTTCTCCATAAAGTCCTTCAACTTCTGGTTCACCTTCGTCTGTGTCTAAGTCTAAATCTAATTCTTCTCCGCCCATCTCGTCTCCCATTGGCTCGTCCATTGGATCTTCCATTGGAAGTTCCATTGGAAGTTCTTCTCCACTCATCCCCATCCCATCATCAACTGCTGGCTTAACTTCAACGTCAAGCTCTCCCAAATCTGTTTCGTCTGGAAGTCCCTTGAGTAGCAGGGTAAAGTCAGCTTCGCTTAATATATTTCTTGCCATTTTGTGTAGCTCCCTGTATAAGTTACTTATGTTGTTACAAACCCTTTTTACGTCTTGTGTTTCATTAATTTTTGATAATGACTTGGTAAATTTGAACAATTTCACTGATTCTCCAAGCATTCTTCCCAATGTTAAGGAAAGCTCTTTTGAAGATTCTTTTACCAAATTATCGCCTGATGCTTTGATTAGACGATTTATACCAATAGTTCTTTTCCCCAAATTAACGAAACCCTCTTCAATAACAGAAAGTCTCGCCGGTACATATAATTTGTTAATTTCTCTATAAATTGACTCAAGTTTTTTCTCTACAATTTCACAAGTTTCAGAAGAAATTTTATCTTCACCCTTTGATTCTTGTAGTTTTTTATACAACTTTTCAGTTTCAACCTTAAATTGTCTTATTTTTTCTGAATATTTTACACTTTCTGAAATCAAACCTTTGTTTTTCTTAATTTTTGACAATTTATCAGAAAGCTCTAATACTCTTATTCCATAATAATCTGCTTCTGAATTAGCAATATCAACCAATGCCCTTAAGGATTCTGTCGTAAGCTCAACTGTTTCACCAGTATCTTTAGTTACATTTACAACGGGACTATCAGCACGGACATCATCAACATCTAAAGTAACTTTTCCACTAGAGTCAGGAACATTCATTGGTAATGGTGGACCGTCCCCTGAAAGAGTGTTCAACGCATCAATATCAGACATAACATCCTGCAATACATTTTTTTCATCCTCTTCTGAATCAGACGATTCTTCCATAAGAGTTTGTTCAATTAACCTCTTTACAGTAGGCGTAATTGACTTAATAATTGCATTTTTAGCATTGTTTGTTGCTACTTCTCTAAGTTGTTTGGCTTCTGCTAGCGCTTCCTTATGCAATAATGACAACTTAAATCTCCCTTATTCCTTACGAATAACTATTTCCCTAAAACTAAAAAAACTAACCACATCATTTAGTGAATGTTTTTATTGAAAACGACGTATTGTCTTGTGTAGTAAAATCTTCTAATTCTTCTTCAGTCCATATGTAATCCCATGGTTTGCAACAAAATAAATCTTCTTTCTGTTCATTACTTTTTTTAGATAAATGTTTTTTGAGAAAGGACTCAAGCCTTTCTTCTCTAACTATTTTTCTTAATTTTACTGGACTTAATTTCACAAACGACCTTTCTTTTTATAAATAGCGCCGTAAAAATCAAAACATTAATAAATTATAAAACTAAAGAAGCATCATGTACTCTCATTTTTACCTTTATTGTAATTGATACATCCTCTAACTCATAGAGATTACCAAAATCTACTTCATATAAATCAACAATCATTTCCCACTTTTCAAGAACATCTCCATTTTCTGATAATAATCTTATTGATGCCTTTCTTTTTTTATTAGTTTTAATAATTTCAATAACCTGTTTCGAACCACTAGGATCCACTGAGTCATACATCACAAAGCAAATATCACAAATTTCCCAATTTCCATTATTTTGTTTTATAAATCTTGGTCGAGATGTCCTACAAATTAAGTCTGAATCAATACCGTCAACAGAAAGAGTCCACCTAAAAGCTTTTTTAAGTTCATATTTTTTTTCAATTTCTTTTTCTTCCATTTCAAAAATACATATCAAAAATTATTTTCTTATTTCTTTATTTATCCTGGACTTTATAATCTTTGAAAGTTCAGATTCTGTTATCTTAATTTTTGCTTCTTGAAAGTCAAAATATTGAACTGGGTTATCCAAATCATCTTCATCAACATCACCTTCGTATGAATCCCACTGATCTTCGTCTCTTACCATTACAGACTTCAAAGTATAAGCAGGCTTTCTTCTTTTTGGTCTAACCGGATATTTTGGTGGTGTTGCTCCGGGCCAGGCATCATGACCCAAGCTATCGGGCTCAGAGGAAGCGCTACGCAATCTAAAAATATCTTCCAGTACAAGACCTACTATTTTTTTATAAGTCTCTGAAACGCCTCTGGTGCTCCCGTCAACGTAATGAAAGCGATCCCTAACCCACATACCGGCAGGATCGGAAGGAATTTTGGCATTTCCTACTTTATTTGAAAATTTATTGATGCCATCCAAACCATCAAGTCCCAATTCTTCCGGATCCCAATCGTATGCCTCTTCCTCTGGTGGTTCCCACCCATATGGAAAATCATCATGAGCTTTACCTAATTTGTCATGTCTTGTTTTTGTTGTTCCATAGCCATGTCCAGTATCGTCATCTGGATTAAGCATATGAAAAAGATGTTCTTCAATTAGGGCTTTCACTATTTGTAATTATGGCTCTTTTTTTATTTCCATTGATAATAAACAGAATTTTAACACCCCAAGATTCATTTACCTCTGTTACATCAATGTCTATAATTTTTATTTCACGATTGAACTTTTCTAAAGTATATTCTTGCATTCAAAAAAAAAGACAGCATATTTTTACTAATACTGCCTTTTCAACCCCGTCTTTTGGGCTATCTGATACGCAAACTCACTTATTATACTGGAGAAGAAGATCCCTTAATAAGTTCTCCAATTTTTTGTCTTGAAATTCTTTCCGCCCCTTCCTTGGGATCATCTGTTGAGCCCGCTCCAGATGGTTCATATTCTGGCTTTGGCTCCACCTGATCTTCTGGGTTGTCTGAACCAGGACCTGGAGAGCTTGTATTTGGATACATGTCCCCTAACTCAAGGCTAGGTGATTCATTATAATCTAAATCCACAGGCCCAGTCTGATCATTTTCTGTAACAACACCATCTACCAAAATACTTGAATCTGGCTCATAATCCTCAGTTGGACTAGCAGGATACATAGCTACCATTCGAGCCGTATCTGATCTACCCAATCCTCTTTGAGTTTTTTTTACTCTCTTATTAAGTGCCATTTATTTATTTATTTCCCTTGCTTTTTTGGTGTTTTTGGCTTTGGATCATTATTAAGTTTGCGTGTAGTCGAAACCTCTGAAATCAATTTCCGTAAATGTACTCTTTTATTACGTGCTTCTGCCATTTTTACAGCATATGATTTCATTTTCTTTTCAAAAGCCTTTTCTTCAGCCATTAACTTTTCATCAACTTTCTTTGCAGCTTCTTTTACCTTAGCAGCCTTTTCCCAATCAACACTTTGCTCAAGAGTTTCAGCATATTCATCAGCTTCTACCTCTTTAGTTTTATTAGTTTCTGCATTAATCTCTTTTTCATATTGCTTAACGTGTTCATAAATCTTTTTTTCTAGTTGTTTAACAGAAAGTTTCATTTTTAAAATTCTCCTTGCCTCCAATTGGCATAATCTAAAGTTAAGTATGTTTGTATTTGTTATTGTTCATCAAAAAAAGCAACAGTAGCCCAATGACTATCACCATCTATATCTGCACCCGAACCAATTGAGGCAACTCCTGCTGAATTCATTAAATTACTTTGGGGAATTGGGGCATTTCCATAAGCACCACCATACCCATCAAAACCTTCTTGTACATAACCCCCTTCACCTCCACCAGGGACTGAAAGCATCTCCATTGGTCTTGCACTCATTTCTCCCTTAGAGTTTTGATCTTCCATTGTTGATTTTGCTGAAAGTATCATCTCAGTCATTGTTGGTGGACTAATATGATTATGTTGCCTATGAATCGGCTGTCTACCTGCTATATTGGGATTTTTTACATTTCCCTTTTGCATTAGTGAGTTTAAAGATCTTTTATTGTTTCTTACCATTTGTTGAGTGGAACCTTTATTAATAGCAGAAGACATCATTTTCCTTTGGTTTGTCTCGCTTAAAAGAACTTCTCCAAAAATTTCAAGAAGACATTCTTTCACTATTGCTTTAAATTCTGATCTTTTCATAAAAATTATCCAATATTTGGAACAAATTGATAATTTGAACCAGTTGTTCCCTGTAAAGAAGTAGAACCACTAATGTCAGGAAATGCATTTCTACTAATATTAGTTAATCCAGCAAGAAAATCAAATGTCGTTGAACCGTCCTCTGGCAATAAGTAAACATCTCTAACTCTCAAGTCAAAATCCATAATAGTACCAGTTGGAACAGTCATAAAATTACTTCCTGTCACACCATTAAGGGTAAACCCAACCCTAAGATCTGAAGCCCCTAAATTTCTAACTGAAAAATATTTGCAAATATGACTCAACTCCATTTTTTTAGTTTCATTAAGAGAAATTGAAACAGAACCAGTTACCCACGGAACTCCTGGCACATGATATGCCGTGAACCAATTCATTCCACTATTTGGCCATTGTAAAGTCATATATTATTTCCCCCACGATAGAATGTCATTTGCAATTCTATCTATTCTGTCAGATTTTGTAAAAACTTTGTTAAGATATTCATCAATGCCTTCTGTCAAATAAACAAAAGCACCTGGAGTAGAAGGTTCAGAAACAACATCCCAACAAACAAGTTGAAAGTCTTCCTGAACAACCTGATATCCGTTTGAGTCAGATTGTGTTGAACCAACCCCCCTTGAAGATATTCCTACAGTTATATTTTGTTTAATAAGTCCTTTTAACTCTTTACCGTTTGTAGTATGATTTAAAATCTCTAAACGTCCCCTAATAATACCTTTGTTGTCCATCTCTGCCTCAACAATAACATGAGAAGCAGTTTTCAATTCAATTATTGAGTTGTCAGTATGGTCTAGTGCACCAAGTGCCCTTCTTTCTCTTATTAATTTTTGATAATTTCTTAGTTCTTTCTCCAGAATATCTCTTGGATAAATTCTTCCATTTTGATTTAGGGTATCTGCTCTTTGTAAAATTCCCTCTAGAAACATTACCTCTTCACCGTTCACCTGTTCCACAATTACTTTTTTGTCCTCTAAAGTACATCCCTCAATCAAAACACCTCTCTCTATTGGAGCAAAAGAAAGGTTAGACGAAACTGTATTAATTGTCTTTATTAACGACATTCAATTTCCTCCCTTAGTTTAGATATGTCTAAAAACCTATCTACAACCTCATCATTTACAATATCAGTATTTACTTCCATAATTTTTTCTTTTACTTGACTTAATTTTTTAACAAGGTACTTATCCGTTCCTTCGCTTAATAAATACCTATCTAAACCTTCAAGAATAGAATCTTTAAGTGATTTAATGTGTTTTTTTACCTTTTCATGATTTTCTTCAAAAACATAAGACCTAATCAAGTCTTGAGATTCTTCATTTAGAGTGCCGTATCTCTCATTTATTTTTTTTGTCATTAACTTTACGACTAAAGCATCAGAGGTAGTATCAATATGTTCTCTAATGTTTTCCCTCTTCTTTTCAGCCATTAGTTTCTTTTTAAGTTTATCCTCATACTTCGCCAATACTGCTAAGTCTGAACCTTCTCCATTTCTCCACTCATTCAAAAGTGTCTGAACCGTAGCATAATCTGTATAATCCTCTACTATTTGATTATAAAAATTTGGATCGTTCAATTCATGATTAATACTTCTTATCAATAAAGACTTTTCATAATCAAGCTTTTTTTTATCGTAATTTCGTGCAGCACTCTTTGCTTCAGTCAATATACTATTTGCTACCGATTCCGAACTTACTGTAGTAGAAACTAAAGCATTAAAAAGTCTAAATTCTTTATATAATTCAGTACCCTTTTTAAAGTGTTCCTTTACAATATTAAAAGACTTAAGTCTCTTTTCTTCATCTTTCTCTACGATAGCATTGGCAATACACCTAGCAAGCCATTCATATAGTAGCCCAGTATTTCTTTTTTTGTTGTGTTTGGCCATCGTTTTATTCTTCCTCTTTTTCCTCTTTTATAATGTGATCTAACTCATTTTCCACAATCAGATCATCTAATTTTTTTTCTCCCTCTTCTTCAAAAATTATCTCAATATCATCAACATCTCTACTTTCTGATTCCTTAAGAATATTCCTCTTATTAATATTTAGGTCCTTTTTCATTGAATTAAGAGCTTTTTTAATTTCTTTAGTCATTCGTGCCTGCTGAAACATCATCTTATCTAAGACATCCCTATTCGTTCTAGCATTAATTTCGTGAAAAGGCCCCTCTGCTTCAAACCTTTCATCATTAGCATCATAAGAATCACTCTCAAGAGAATTCATTCTTGACAAATCAGGCATAGAAGTAGCATACGGACCCTTACCATGCTTTAGTCTTTTTCTGTTGTATTGAACTCTTTGTGATTGACTTATTGGATTTCTTTTTACAGGAACTTTTTCCTCTTCGCTTTCATCCAAATCAAATTCATCATCTTCTTCTTCAATGTCTAACATTAATGATTTTTTATTTTTTTCTTCTCCAGCGAAAAGGTCTTCTTCTTCCTCTTCTTCCCCTCCCTCTTCTTCTCCACCACCTGGACCTTCTTCACCGCCTAATCCCCCTAATCCACCTTCTTCTTCACCACCAATTTCTTCTTCTCCACTCCCAAGAGCCTCTAATCCTGGACCTCCACCACCACCAAGTCCTCCACCCCCAAGTCCTCCACCACCGCCTTCTCCACCAAGTGCTCCAGGTTCAGTAATTTGATCAAGGATTGCTTGTCTTTGTAGATCTTTTATCTGTTCTTCTTCTACTTTTTTAATTTCTTCTTTGGTTAAGTTAAAAACTTCACGATAAACATATCCATTTGATAACAAATTCTCAGGCTTTGATTGTGCAATCTCAAATCTACGACCAACAAGCTCCAATTTTTGTTGTTGTGCTGTATTAGACGGATTAGATAAAGCAATTTTAAAATCAATTAAATCTTCTTCATCATATCCGTTAGCTGCTAAGTGAATTGCTGCTATTTTATTTAATTCTGAAATTATAACTTTCTGAATAGCTTGTATAGCACGCGAGAATCTAACGTCCTCCTGAGCTAAATTCGCCTTCGAACTGTTATGAACAATGTTTCCAGAAGAAGTGGCAAAATTATGCCATCTTTTAACGGTCAAATCATAAACCTCAATTGGAAATTTTAAATTAATGTCTCTAACACTTATAACCTTATGGTTATTTGGGGTTTTTTCTTTAAGTTTTGGAATTAAAATTTCTTTTTTAAAATCTCTCCACCCACTAAAACCATTTTCCTTTAATAAAGTTTTTACATGTCGTAATCCAACTGGTGGAACTAAATCAAATCTTCCATCTCTATACTTGAATACGTCTCTATGAGTAAGATCATTTTCTACGCAGTAACCAATTAACCAATCATAAGTGTAAGTTTTATACTTCCTCTTACTATGATGATTTTCTCCAAAAATTTTAGCCCTAACTTCAGGTCTTTGAAGTATTTCTTTATTTTGTTTAGTTTTAATTTTTCTATATTCAGAATCTTCCCAATTTTTCTTCATAACTTCAGACATAACATCTGAAATCTCATCTCCATGAATCCATTCATATAGTGGCCTACCAGGAGTTGTGGTTTCATATTTCATTTGCTTTGAAGACATTTCCTTATGATCTTCAGAACTAAGCCATTTTCTGTGAGCCTTTATACTTTTTTCTTCAACCCGAATATTCCTTAATAAATCATGACATTTCTCGCTATTAGCCCATAAAAGCTGATTTTTTCTTCTTCGCTCTTCTATTTCAGGATTGCCCATAATATGAGTCATAAAATGGTTGGCATGATATTCAAAGTGTTCTTTCTTCCCCATTTCAACTAATAAATCAGGATTATTATTTCTTTTATTAAAAGAAGAATGATGAATAACTCTATCATTCAAGGGCAATTTATAATTTTGTGTTGATTCAAAAACTAATTTATGGGTATAAATCCATTTTCCGTCTTGGAGAATTTGTTCATAACCTTCAATTTTATCTCCTTTTTCTTTAGAAGAAATTTTTCTATAAAGTGGCATCAAAGACTCTCCAACCATAATCTCATCTGCCCTTTTATATTGCCCATTTCTTAATAAAAATGGATGATTTTCTGTACACAATATTTTTTCACCATTATCTAAAACAACTTCAGTTAATTTATTAACTGTTTTTGTTGGTCCTGCCCATTCAATTTCACCTGGTTTTATATTTCCCTGTAAATCAGATGAATAAACCCAATTTTTAATTCCATTTCTATATTCTTCAGAGATTTCTTTAATTGACAATTCTCTACCGTCTAATAATGGAATTTTAGTGTCGGGATGTAAACAAAGCTGTTCATCAAATCCAATATATGCTTTTGGAACTTTAAGAGCAGCAAATAACTTTTTCTGAATATATTCAACATCATCAATAGCAGTAGTGTTTGTACCACCGGGTAATGTGTCAATTCTTGTACCTCCTTCAGTACCTCGAATAGGAATAAAATAATCAATATCTACTGACCAAGGATTATAACGAAGGTCTACTCGACCGGTATCTTTATCAATAACTTCTTGTGACTTAAGCTGTGTTCTTGCATTCTCAATGACATTTGGAACATCATCTGGCGGAATTCCAGCAACATCAATATAGAAAACTCTTCTTTCTGGAGCTCTGATAACCCTATAAACAAGCATTGCATCTTCAATAAGAATAAGTTGTCTCCAAATTCTTCTAGCCGATTCCAAAATAGAAGAACCATAAGGTAAAAATGCATCATTCCCTTGTAATCTAAAGTGTGCAACTTGCCAATTTTGAAGAACTTGGTTTCCCACAGTTACCCACCTAAATCTTACGGACATTGGATCGTTTGGATCCCAACCCTCTTCTCTTTCTATCTCGTTTACAGGAATTGGATAAGCATTTATTACACCATATCCATCAGTAACATCAATAAAGATGAAAAAATCTCCATATTTGCATAAATTTCTCACCCAACCCAACAGTACGAATTCAATATTAAGTGTGTCGTAAAACAGTTCCTCAAGTAATTCTTTTATTTTAGCATTTTCTGAAAATATGTGAAGAGAACGACCCTTTTCATCAGGCGCTACCGATTCTTCCGCATGAACCTGAAGGGCTGATGCTATCTCAGGTGTATATTCCATTTCCGAATTTTTTATTATTACAAATTTTTGTGGTTCACAACTAAAATTCTCATAATTTAGATCGCAATCAGAACCAGCTGCAAAATTATGGTATTTATCTACAGTAAGGTTATAAACCATTTCCTTTTTATCTAAAAAATCTACACTTATAACTTTATGATTATTATAGTTTTGAACCCAATCATAATAAGACCTAAATCCTTCTTTAATAATTCTTGCTAAAATTTTATTTTGACTAGTTCCAACAGTGCTTGCCAATTCTCTATATGTCATTCCCTCTTTATAAGAATTACAAATATCCTGATAGGAAATTGATTGATCAATTAATTCTTTCCTTCCCACCCCTTCAACAACACTAAATCCATTATCTTCTTTAAGATTAGACCATGTTCCATAACCATGGGAAAAAATTCTTCTACGTATTGCATTTGGAGTACAAGATAATTTTTGACATAATTCATAAATGTTTTGACAATCTTTTGATTTTTCAATAATATCTTCTATTTCAGGACTTGTAGATTCTTTAATAATGTTATTGTCAGTTATGTGTTGTTGTATTTCATTTCTTTTTGACTTAAAGTCAACCCAATTTTTAAAGCCCCTTTCTCTTAATCTTCTTTTTATAACATTTTGATCAACCTTAAGAGCTTTTTTTACCTTGCTCATTACAAAATTAAGCTCTATTGCTAACTCAAGAATTTTTTCAAAAGTAATATCAGTTCTTTTTGAAGGATTATTTTCTCGCATCCATTTTGAATGCTTATTATTTGGTTTACCAAATTTATTTTTGTTATTAAGTTGAGCATGATATTTGTAATGCTCAATCCTATCCATTATCATTAAATTTTCAAGTTTATTATTATCTTTATCAAAATCAATATGGTGAACAACCTCATTATCCTCTATTTTTCTTACAAAATGCTCTATAACAAATCGATGTTCTCTCTGCCACCCCCCATATTTTTCCATTGTATAAATGTATTTGTATCCATTAGAATCTAATTTTTTAATTGTAAATGGCATAAGTGCCATTCCTGATTTTAGATCTTTTGCCTGAACATAATCTCCACCTCTCAATAAAAACTTATGGTCTAATGTAGAATCAATATGTCCTCCATCAAAATGAACTCTAACTAATTTTTGTTTTTCTCCATTTCTTGAAAGTCTAGGACTATGAGCTTCTGCTATAACAATTTTGTTATTTTCATGATCGTAAGAATAAACATGAAATCTTTCACCATTTTTATATTTTTCCGAAAGCTCTTTAATGGTAAAAATACCATTAGTAGTATAAATTTTTGTATCTCCCCTTACACAAAAATCCGAATATCTTGAATTATGTACAATAATGCTATCTGTTGCGAAATTTTCATATCCATCTACTGTTAAATCTCCAACTTCTAATTGGTTAAATTTTTCAACAGAAACAACTTTATGATTATTTAATCTCAATTCTTTTTGTTTAAAATCAGACCAAGATTCATATCCCTGTTTTTTCAAATACTTACATAAAGTAAGTGGATTTATATCAAGAATTTCAGAAGCTTCTTTTTGGTTTAATGTACAACCATATCCAAAAACAGAAATAAGATTCTCAAAAGAACATACTAAATCAAAATTCTTATTTTTTCTTTGTTTTGCCTTTTTTGATATTTTATCTCTAATTTCACTTAAATTTGTTGGATTATTTTTTAATAAAAATTCTCTTCTTTTTTTGATTACATCTTCTCTTGAATTATTTTTAGCTACATTTTTTGCCCTAGATCCATCATCTCTTTCCCAGGCTTTTTTAATCCCATTTATCATTCTTTCTCTAATTTCTAAATTTTTCCATTGTTCTTTAGTATTTTTTCCATGTAAAATTAAATGATCATGAGCATCCATAATTTGAAGGTTTTCTGGATTATTGTCTTGAGACAAAAAATTTATATGATGAACATGTTCACTTTTTTTTATTTTTCTTTTAAAGAACCATTCAGCAATTAATTTGTGTTCTGACTGCCAACCATTCCAATTATTGTCTTTTCTATTAAAAGTTAATATACTTCTATAACCAAAAAATTTCTTTCCATCTTTATCCGATTTTCCTTCAAACCTTTTTCTATAAAAAGGCATCATAGAATCACCTGAACTTAAATTTTCCGCATCCTTATATGAACCATCTCTCATCATACACGGATGATCAGATGTACAAATCAAATATTTCCCATTATCAAAAGTAATTTTTACAGTATCTTTAGTGCCTGAAATTCTTGGAGTGTGTGCCCATGCTGGAACAATACATCTCTTTTCATGATCATAAGAATAAACAATAAATTTTTCTCCATTTGGATATTTTTCTATTAACTCTTTTAATGTCAAAAACCCTTCAGGTCCAGGAATGGCTATTTTTGTATTAATATCAATACACAATCTATCGTATTGACCGTAAGCATTTAGTGCATTCCCGTATACACCAGTAGTAGATTTTCGGAATACATCAAGGGCACTACTTGTGATTTCGCCTGTTCTAAAGCCTCTTACTTTTCGCTTTACAATAGGTCCGGACCTAAATAGTCTTGTTAATCTTTTGAATAAATCGTTTTTTTGAGCCATTTTTGCTCCTATAGTGAATAGAAAGCTCTTCTATTTCAATTATTATATCATATATGTAGCAATCAAATTTAATTACTACTCAAGTAACCATTTCCATTTTTTTCCTAATCTTCCTTGGACCATACCTCTTTTGTTCAAGGAGCCGATTTTACTTGCCCCACTACCTGGAAGTGGTATAAATATTGAGTACTCTTCTTGTTTTCCTGTTGTAACGTCCGTATTTGATTTGATATCTTCTATTTTAGTAGTTTTAACACCCATTGAATCAAGCATTATTTTTTTTGTTTCTCTTGCTCTTTTGTCAACTGTTCCACTTTCCCCAATAAGCCAAGAACCAATAGCATAAGACATAACTAAATCATCATTATAACCCCTCATAGCTTCTGCTTTATCCGGGTTAGTCCAAACAAAGGTTCTCAGCTCTTTCAGTAGCCTTGTGCTGTATATTTTTATGGTTGTATTCCTAAGGGACTCTTCTAATTGAGAGATGGCCTGATTCCTTGTGCGTCCATTGGTGTCAAATCCTGCTTTATCCAAATCTTGTCTATATGTAAATTCGTTTATTGAAATAATTTTGCTATCTCTATAAAAAATATTTGGATATTCTAAATCTCGTAACTTTATTAAGGATGCATGCCCATGCTGATTTCTTTCGGGTGCTACTAGTGCATTATTATATTTTCTTCCTACTTCATCTAATAATTCAGCAAATCTATCAGGGGCAATTTTTCCTTTATATTCAGCAACACACTCACTTGAATCAAGATCTATAACAGGAAATGCTGAATAATCTTTTCCATATCCACTTGCGACATCTGCTGAAATCACATAGTAATGACCTTTTACTGGATAATTCCAAATCCACAACCCACCATCTGATCCTTCTTTTCTAACTGGGTTTTTAGTTGATTTCTCAAGCATTTTCATAATGTGTGCACTTACCAAAGTATCACCAGACGATAAGAAATCACATTCGTATTCTTGTGCGATTTCTTTTTCGTCCATATCTTTCGTTTGACTTTCAAACCATGCATCGTCTCTAGCGGGAACGCATCGCCAATCCAATTTGATTCCATTAAAGTTATTACACCCATCTTCTCCTGGTTTTTGGTTTTCCCATTTTTTTGCTGAGCTTTCATATAATTTATGAAAAAGATTACCTACTCCTCTAGGTGTTGAAAGTAAAATACACCTACCTCCAGTAGAGATAGTTGGTTTAAGTCCCAACCACAGTTTATCCATATTTTTAATAATGGCTGCCTCATCAACAATCAATAAGGAAAGGGCCTCTGAAACCCCTACATCATCCGATGTTGCTACAGCTTTTATAATTGATCCCCTGGATGATTCCATAGTATGTACAGATTCTTTTTCAACTTTCAGATATTGACGCATCCATTTAGGGAGGTTTGAAATAACAACCTTTACTTTTCTCAAAAGATTTTTTGCTACATCCTGTTTTGTAGCTACAATTAGTATATTTGCTGGTGGATGAAACAAAAACATCCAAGTAGCATATGCTGCTACAAGGGTTGACATTCCAACCTGTCTTGATTTTAGTATAATATTATTTTTATATGTTAGAAAATCATTAATGCAATCTTCCTGAAATTGCCAAAGCTTAAATGGCCTTACAGACATAACATTTTCGTAGCCATTTTTACTAACAAACGATACTACTTTACAGTATTCATTTATAAAGTATATTGGATTTCGAGCACACTTAATGAGCTCTCCTGCTTGTTTCTTTTGTACTTTTGCCATTTAGTCCAAGTCTATTATAGCCTTAAGCCTAAACAGGGCTGGACCTGGAACTCCATAATATGGCTCTACTGAGGCATCTGAATGTTTCGTTTCAGCTTTCAGTGTTCTACCCGATTGTTCTTTAAACTCTTTTTTTATCTCAGACAATTGATTGTTCAAAATAGTTGTAGCTTCTTGAGTATATCTATCTTTTTCTCTTCTCAACTCTTGTGGCGCACTCAAGTGTACTACCATACTACAAGTAGCGATTAACTGATCTTCACCCAAAAGTTGCCATTTTATACCAACAGAAGCTGGTTTCCCTGAAATAGCTGACGATCTACACCAAGTTGTATCTATTATTCCACCAAGAACATTACTTTCTTCTATTGTTAACATAGACAATTTCCTATAGATAACTATTCTCTATCTTCTTTTTTATCAATTTAAGATAGTCTATTGTTTATATTAATAATGTTTATACTTTATTATTTATTTTTGCTTAAAATAGGTCTCCAACCATTTTCCCACTTTTCTCTGTTTCCCTCCGCATATTCTATTCCACAACGAACACAACACTCAAATTCTCTATAATATTTAGAATCTTCAACATTTTTCATTTGCCCCTTACAAAGTGGGCAATATAATGGTATTGGTGAATCATAAACCTCTGGAGTAATGATTAGAAATCCTCCAGAGTGTTTTGTTTGTAGCCTACCGTCCTTTATTTTTTTTACTTTCAAATCATGACAATTATATCATATATATAAAATAAATACCAATTTAAAAAAGCTCAAGAAATAAGGAGATTATTTTAAGATTGACATACATGAGAAAATTTTCCTTTTTTCTCAATTTCTATTAAGTGATCAACCATATTTTTTAGTTTTTCATTGTGAGAAATAACAATAATATTTTTAAACCATCTTTTTAGGAAAGAATACATTTTCGCACATTTTGGCAAATTATCTTGGTCAAGAGTGTCGAATGCTTCGTCAATAATTAGAACGTCGGGCCTTGGAAGTGTTGAAATATTGATCATTGCTACTCTTAAAGCGATTGAGGCAACAGTGCTTTCCATGCCACAATTTAATTCAATTGGTATTCTATACCCGTCTTCTTCAAGAAAGATGTCAAGGTCATTGGAATTAGAGCTTTCGTCTATTTCAAGAACAATTTTGAAATCAGCTATACCACTTAGTATTCTTTCAACTTCTTTATTTACATCTGGCAATCTTGATTTTATAATCAGTGCTGGTATGCCCTTTTTAGAGAAGGCAAATAGCAATTTTTCATATAATAACCATTTAGCTCTAATTTGTTTATATCTCTTTTTTTCTTTTTCATTTCTTTTTAGTTCGTATTCTATTCCCCCTACCTCACTTGCCACAGCAATTCTTTGTTTGTCCAGATTTTTTTCTTCTCTTCTTAACTCAACCAATTGTTCAGATACAGAATCTAATTCTTCTCTATCATTTTCATCGATTACTTTAGTCAATAGGTCTTTTAATTTTTCTTTCCCATTTTTAAGTTTATTATTTAAGTCGTCCCTTTTTCTTTTGTTTTTTGATATTTCGGTTTCAATATTAGCAATTTTTGCTTCTATTTTTAAACCCTTTGTCATTATTTTTTCATATTTTTCTATTTTCTCTTCTATTTTATTAGAATCAAGACCTTCAAGTTCCTTTTCTTGCTCTTCAACTTTTTGTAATATTTTTTTTATCTTCTCTTTTTGTGCTGGTAATGATTTCTTATCTAAATGAGAATCTTTTATGAATCTGCAAGAAGGATATTCCTCTCCACAAGGAACTAGGGTCAATTTTTTGACAGACTTTTTCTTGTTAGATAATTCTGTTTCTTCTTGCTGAAGATCGTTTTTTAGTTCTCCTAGTATCTTTTCCATTTTTCTGATTGATTTCAATCTTTTTTTATTTTCTTCTACAGAAAATTTTGTTTTTATCTTTTCAATCTTAGATAAGTCAGTCTTTGCCTCTGTTAAGGCTATTTCATTTCTTTTTATTTTGTTGTTGATTCTTTCTATTTTTTCTTCAAGATCTTCAACTTCCTCTTCTTGATCTTCAACGTCAGATTTAGTAATAATATTTTCAAAAGATTCTTTCAAAACTGAATGCTTCTCTCTTATTTTTTCAATTTCTTTTCTTTTTGACTCAATACTACTTCCTAATTTTTTTACAATTTTTTCCTTGTCTGTTTTTTTCTTTTCTAATTCTTTTATTATATCTTCCCAATCAATACTTGACATATCTTTGAATTCCCTTTGAATTCCCTTTGAATCCTCTTTTATAAGACAATTTATGTCTTCAATAATCCCAAGATCAAGAAAACGAGAAAATATTTCTTTTCTTGCTGTACTTTTCTTCTCAATAAAAGCTTGCATGTTACCAGCAGTAGCCATAGCAGTCAAAATAAAGTCCTCTGGTAACCCAATAACAGATCTTATTTCCTTTTCAGTGTCCTGTCTTTTAATGTCGTTTCTTGACCTATCACCAACCTCAACAAAATCTAAAGAATTTGAAGTTGATAATTTCCCGGTTTTTTTAGAAAGTTTATTCTTTGTTGATCTCTCTATTTTATAATTTGTTCCAGAAGAACTGAATTCTATTCTTCCGTAACAAGATGACCTTCTTTTATTTACAACTTCCTTACTTTTTACTGCACCTTTATGGGTAGTATTGTATAGTGTATAAAGAATTGTTCCTAGAATTGAAGATTTCCCATTTCTATTAGGAGCGAATATCCCCGAAACACCTGGGTATTTTTCAAAATCTATGACATTATCTTTTCCATAACAAAAAGTATTGCTAAATTCTATCTTTCTTAATGACCACTCAGTATTGCGTGCAATATTTTCGTTTCCTGATATCTTTGACATACAATTTTCTATTATCTCTTTAGATTCTTTCCATTTCTCTTCTGAAAGTTCCTCTTCTTTATACAAGTCTCTAAAGAGACTATAAACAACTTCTGGATCTCTTAAATTTATTTTTTTCTTAACAAGGTTGTCATAATTTTCTGTAGAAAATTTTCTTGGGTAAAATACAACCTCCGTTCCACCAAGTGTCATCAATTCGTTTTCTAAGTGTGACTTGTCAACATGTGTTAATTCTTCGTCTGACTTTATTCTAAACCTTGAGCTTTTTGGGTATTTTTTTGACTTTTCAACTGTTTCTTCAACACTTCCACTCCAGTCTAAAGTAATAAATGGAAAATTATTCTTTACCTTATGAAAGGTAACATCAAAATCTTTTTTAGATCTTATATCCCAAAAAAGAAAACCCTTTTCAGTAATTTCTCCAAAATTCTGTTGTATTGTAGATCCAGGATATGCTATTGTTTTTCTTTTGTTTAGGAATTGCTTTTTGTGAATATCTCCCAATAAAGCAAAATCATAATCATCAAAAAAATTTCCCGGAACTTCTGCACCCAACGGATAATCTTGATCTGTTACTGCCCCCTTTACACTACCGTGAAACAGGGCAATATTAATTAAGTCTGGATCAGGACAAACATTTTTCCACCCCTCTTCGTCACAACAAGAGAAGACACAAAGATTTGCTTTTAATCCTAAATGTTTTAAAAAATAATTACCACTCTGTTTAAATAGTATTACTTTTTCATTATTCATTGCATTAACGATTGGAGAAATTACATCTTGTCTTGATTTGTTGTTTAAATTTAAATCATGATTACCCAAAATCAGATAAACAATAGCAACCTTACTAAGTTCATCTAAAAACCAAACAACTTCCTCAATCATTTCTGGAGTTATTCTAGATGTTTTACAGTGGATTATATCTCCAGAAACAACAATTATGTCTGGACGTAATTTTTTAGCCTGTACGAATAAGTCTTTGAAAGATTCTCTGTATTCTCCATGGCGCTCAAGGGGCCTCCAATGAGTATCTGCTATATGAATAATTTTCATGTGACCTAAATGATTATAACACCAAAAAATTAAAATTTGTGTCTTTTTATTGATTCTGCTTTTTGTTTTATTACAGAATATTTGTCCCACTCAATAGCCCTTTCTCTCAAAGAAAGGAATTCTTTTTTTGACAAATCACCAACATCTCCAAAATTGCCTAATGGTAGAACCCTTGTCTTTATTCCATATGAGTTCAACATTTTTACTTGTTTTAATAATTTTGTATATTTCATATCAGGATCAATAGCAACAAGGACGGGGGTTTCATTTTCTACTATCTTCATAAGCAATAAAGAATCGTCTGATAAGTCGGAACCACTCAAAATGGTAGTATTTTCATTACACTTCACCATATCAAATGGTCCTTCAGTTATTGTAAGTTCCTTTGACCAATTGATGTTAATTTCATTAAAAACAATTTCTTTTTTTCTAACTTTTGGTAAAATATATGGAATGACCCAATCATCATCTCTTATGGATCTACATGAATAGAAATTAAGATTACCACTTCTATCAAAAGATGGCATAATAACTCTATCATACCATTTTTTAGATGTTCCAAATTTATAATACCAAAGATCTCTATTGGAAACTCCTCTTTTTTTCAAATATCTTAATGCCCTTTTGGCTAGAAAGCCATCTGATTCAGACTGTAAGGACAATAATTTAAAGTCATTTGGAAGTGTAAGAATTTCTGTCTTTGTACTACCATAGTCTATTATGGACTTTCCTTCAAAAAATGTATTGATATATTCTTCAATTATTTGTTGTGAACAATATTGCCTAAGAACCTTGATCAGCCTTCCTGAATAACCACATGTCCAGCATTTGAAAATGTCATTTTTATAAATGTTGATCGCTAATTTTCTTTTTCCTTTCTTTTTTCTTGACCAACAATTCAGAACTGGGCATCTTACCTGAACATTACCATCATTATATCTGTCTACTCTTCCAAAGGTCTTTTCAATAAATTTTATTTTTTCACTTGTAGTATACAAATCGCCAAATTATATCACCTATATCACTTTTTTCAATAATTTATCTTGTAAATCTTTGTATGGAGATGGTTTGTCCAGCATTTTTTTAACCAACCCCTTTATTGGAAGCATAAAATAATATTTCTTTCCAGTAAAATTTTTTACGTATGCTTCCATTCTATATTGTCCATATCTTTCTAAATTTCTTCTATATGCACGGGCTTCAGCTAAAGCTCTAAAAGGGGCTGGCCATGGCAATAATGCCAATAACCACCAATTAGAATAAGGTAAGGACAATAAAGCAAGACATTGTGGAAAAAGATATAAAATATTGAATATCCAATTATTTATAAGTGAATACAACTTACTAACAAGTCCCAAAAGAGTTTTTTGATCAATGGAATGAATTTTTTCATGTTCAAAAGAAGAAAATGAAAATTTTTCTTTGTCTGGTAAATAGATTTTTGACTTACTAACAAGCCCAAAAAGAGTTTTTTGATCAATGGAATGAATTATTTCATGTTCAAAAGAAGAAGTCGAAAATTTTTCTTTGTCTGGTAAATAGATTTTTGGCTTATACCCAAGACTGAATGAACTATATGTCTTCATATAATTTGTGAAAAATAGAATTTTCCCTAAAAATTTTGACAATTTATGTTTACTCTTTTTAATAATTGTTAAATCTGGAATAATTTTTTTATATTCTTGTATTAATAAGTCTAACATATTCCCTTATTTCCCCTTAAACTTAGGTATCCAGCTAATGCTATTATATAGCTATCAAGCTCATCCAATACATAGTCTTTAAGTTTCCCTGTTCTTTTTCGTGGCCATTCCTTATCTTTAAAAACTTCTTGTTTTGACAAAAAGTCAAAAACTTGATCCTTTGCATTAATTCCATTTTTTCTAATAGTTAATCCACACTTTTTTCTTGCTGTTGAAGCCACAATATGTTCTGGCTCTTGACAATATGTACGATACAAGCCATAAGAACATTTTGAATTAAAACTAACCAATTTGTAAATTGTTTCTGCTGTTGATTTATTGTATCTATATGCAGGCTGTTCTATAAAGATAGCGTCTGGTCTTCTATTTATTTCTATAAATTTAGAGGAAATATGATCTATTACAGTCTCTGTCTTCAAGTAAAGATTTTTTTCTTCTTTAGAAAGATCAATATGATCATTTACTATTAATTTTTTATCTTCTAGTATTGTATATCCAACTATTCTTGTTGAAATATCAAGTCCAAGAACAACTAATCCCATACTTTTAGTTATGTAGAGCCAATATCTTTTTTGTCTTGACGAATCCAATCTTCGTCTTCATCGTGACTATGTAAGAAGATTTCCCCACTATCAGCCATAAATTCTTCTGCTCTAGTTTTTAGAAATTTAACTTCATTATTTTTCAAAAATACCTTCATTTGTTCAAGAAATCTCTTGTGTCTCTCTTCTAAATTTCTAATGTGTGAAACCTTTTCTTTAGAAAAGGATTGATCTAGTGGGGCATATCCATAAACTTCACAATCTGCATCATTTTTTGGGTGAGCACCCTTTTCGTTTTTAAATCTTTTCACTTTTACATCTTTTCGTTTAGCCGAATAATATGTCCACAATTCAGAAGCATTTTTTGACATCTTCTCCCGATTAGGCATAATGGGAGAATGGTTGTGAAGAGCTACATCAAACATAAATGTTTCATAACCATCTCTAGCATTAACGTCAACAATTTCATTTGCACCATAACAACTTCCAACAAGACCTTTCAATCTTCCTTTATGAACTTCAATATATCCAAAAATTCCACTGTCATCTCTAAAAATGTCTGCTAAGTTAGCAAAACTATAATAATCTTTAAATGTGTCATCTTTGTCCTTAAATGTAACAGACGCATAATGCTCTTTTGCTTTTTTTACTTGTGATTTTATTTTTTTAGCATAATAAGAAGGCTTATAAAGAGTGTATGCTGTAAAATACAGTCCTCGGTCAACCAAAAGAGCCATATCGTCTACAGACGAATAAACACCAGGATTTACATCTTCAGAAATTATATTTCTTATGTATTTCCTTATGGTTTGCATTTATCTAATTCCTTATAAATCCAATCAACTATTTCATCTTTCTTTATATTATTAGATAATACTTTAGCAGTAACGGATTCTTTAAGTTGTGAATTATTATTAGGTTTTATGTTGGCATTTATTTTTGTGTCCCTAATAAATTTTGCACTAAATTCAATTGGAGAAAAATATTTCTTTTCATCAATAAAAATTTCTAACCTTGATGGATAAGAGCCCTCTTTTATTTTATTTAACATTGGGGGAATAGTAATCTTTGCTATTTTTCCACTTATTTCTCCCTTAAATGAATATCCAATATCATCGGCTTCACACATAAGCCTAGCTGATGTCTTTCCAATAGCAGTATTTGATTGAATCTCTATTTCAAATTCAAGACTATTTTCTTCCTCTAAATTTAGGTTTACTTCTTTAGATGACATCAACAATAAATATCAATTATTTATAAAATTATTGAGAATCTAATAAAATTTGATTATTTTCATTATTTTTTATTTTTTTCATTCCATAATTTTCAATTAATTGCTTAGCTAATCTTTCATCATCTAATTGAATTGCTAAATTGGGATTCTTATTGAGAAAAATATCATATTCATCTAAACAATCAATGATAAGCTCTTCTTTCAAATCATTAAAATCAGGATCTGTTACGATTGTAAATCCAAAGTAATTTTCATTACAAAATGTAAAAGCAGCACCAATAACCTCTTCACCATTAGTAATAAAAAACTTTAAATCTTTTTCAGCTGTTAAGTTTATCCCAACATCTTCAACAAGATCCATCGCTCCATTCCAAATATCTTCTTCTTCATATAAAGAATTTGGAAATACTTCTGTTATTTTATTTCTTTTGTCTTTTTCAAGAATAGAGCGTATAAATTCCCTTATCATCATTACCAATCCATCTTTGATTTAAAAGTTATTTTTTCATCAGTTCTTTTCACTACAGGTTGACTCAAATTTGTTTTCATTACAACATTTAAATTATCGTCTAAATATAAAATATCTGTTATATAAACAAACTTAGAATTTTTGTCATTAGCATTAACTGATGCCGAAACTTCTGTATACGATGGATTTGATGAGCTATTAACAAGTCCAGCTGGAGCTGTTGTTGTTATTTTCATAGTGTGAATGCTTTGCTCACCCTCTATTTTCATTTTCCACTGATCTTCACCAAAAAGTGGAATATTAGGACTTTTTATAACCATAATACCTTCATTATAAAAAATATTTCCTACACTATTCCATTTAGCGTGTTTTGTCAAGGAATCTGCTCTATATAAATTTCCTCTTCCGTCATCTTTAAGTTTAATAGAAACTTTATTTGACGAACCAGATAGATTAGAGTCTGTTAATTCTATTGATCCAGGATTAATTCTTTCTCCATAAAAAAGGTTACTCATATCAAAATAAACAACTTCATTAGAAGAGTTGTCTCTTGTTCTTTGGTAAATGGTTAAAACATCCGCTGGAGCAACCCCAATCCTCTCAGGAGAGGCTCCCATTATTTGCTGAGCCATTGACCCTGTCTCGTCAAAAATAGCCCTGCGAAGACTTGAGGTTGCTATTAGGTTATTTAGCGATATCAAACTTAAATCTAATACACCCAAATCATTAACATATTTGCTTAATAAACTTCCTGTTCCAGGAATTTGTGGTTGAGCAGTATTGGTTCCACTCATAAGCCAACTAAAGTTAGGGGTAAATTTTCCATTATCACAAGGAAGAATTGAAAGATTCCTTTTGATAACAGAACCAGTCCTGTATAAGAAAGTATTTGCACTTAAAACTTCGCTAGTTGTTGAAATTTCACTTCCGGTCAAGTTAAACCATCTTGGATAATTTCCTGTTACAAAATCTCTTCCAAAATTTTCATTATTCAAATAATGCCCACCAACACCAAACGACATATCAACATTAAACGAATCGTCTGTAGACGAATCTATAGCAAAAAACGGTGTTTGAAGAACCCCACCAAAATTACCAACAGATTTTCTTGTGGGAGATTCTTTTGTAAAAAATGGGGGAACATAAAATTTTAATCCACGCTCACTAAGTGGAGGTCCAACATCTCTGATTTCAGAATCATTTATAAATCTATCATAGATTTTAATGTCATGTAATTCGGCATTCAAAGGATGGGTAAGATTTAAAGAGGTTGGTTCATCAATTCCAGACACCGACGTAAGTGTTGTTAATCCATCTCTTTTCGCCGGATCATTGGCAAAAAATACAGCCATAGCCCCATTTCCCGTATTGCTTCCAACATAAAAATTTCCCAACATAAGAACAGATGGGTCTCCTGAACCTACATGATTTATTGCTGAAGCAGTTACTACAAATCGTCCCTTTTCTTCTCCGTCAATTACGAAAGAGCCAGTTCCATTATTTATAACCCGACCCCATCTAATAGTAACATGATGCCAACGATTAAACTCTAACGAATTATCACTTGACATAAATGATAAATCATGTGGAGACGTTCCTGTGAGAACAGATGATGGTGCATAGCCAGCTGAATGACTTAATTGCAATAAAAGCCTAAAGCCTACTGGCTTACCACGAGAATCAACATTTGAACCAGAAACTACAGAAACAGCATATGAAGAAGACAAATGCATAATAGTGCCAGCTTTATATCCTGACACATCATCATCTGATGTATATCTGCAATTAATCCAAAAGTCAAAAGTAAATTGTTTTGAAACATCATACGGATCAGAAGACGAACCAGAAGCATTAGGATAAATTATTGCACTATCTGATGGAACGGTTGATGCTGTAAAGAAATTTAAAGTGTGATAATTTGTGTGAGCCCAATGAGCAGATGGATATACCGCCCTATAATATGGCATCAATACATTCCTTATTTGATGCTTTGTTATTGTATTGTCAGTATATGTGAAACTTGGAACAAATCTATTAATATTTCTTGTGTGAGATTTTCTTGAAGAAGTTGACAAAGCCTCAATTGTTGAAATATATTTCTGAGCCTCACTGCTTATATCTCCCTTTGTTCTTGCAGCATGTTGTAATGCCCTAAGGTCAACATCAATATTCGTTGAGTCATCTAAACGTGTTCCGCTAAATGTAGAAAGTGGAGCAACCTCCTTTTCAATCATAGAGCCACGAGGAAATAATGAAACAGACCCTGTAGTGCCAACCCCTAGAGTTCCAGACGAAAATACTCTTTCGGGATTTGCAACAATTGTGAAAAAATCAAAATCATCTCGTGTAATTCTAAATAAAGACATTTATATAATATATTTTTGTTCCAGTTTATTAATTTCAGATTCAGTCCACACATCAAACTCTAATTCATTAATATAGCAATAATTATATCCTGCTAAAATTTTAAGTTTATTAGTTTCGTCTTCTAATAAAGATTTTGGTTTGACTTCAAGTAGAGTTTTTTTATTAGAACTGTTAAATTTTACTAAAAAATCCGGAATATATCTTCTGCCATTTGAATATTTTATTGAAAATGGCTCATAATCATAACAAACAACGTCCGTCCAAGAATCTAAAATTTTCATTACCCTAAGTTCATAAGAAGATCTATAAAACATAGTGTATCCTGTTTTAATGCTTGTATAATATCCGGTCTCATGCCTTACTTTAAGTCCAGAAACTCCCTCCATAATTCTTTTTGATGCTGCCCTAGAATAATTTTCTAATTGTTCTGGTGTCCTTTGATCTCTTGTTTTTCCATAATTTGGGTTTTTTGAACCATGATGAGACTTTTCTCCAGTAGAAAATTTCTTTTTTAATAACTTAGATATTTTTTTCCCAAGAGATGCAACTTTAGGGTCGGTTTTAGCTGTTTTCCCCTTAATCCAAGGAGAAATTCCAGATAATGGATGTTCTTTTCCTGTTTTACCATAACAATAATTGTTTTCTCCCGAATTAGCACATGATTTTGAACAAAATCTTCTTTTTCTTTTTGCGAATTCTACTTCAAAAAGTATTTTACAATATTCACACTGCCTCTCTATAATTTCACCTAAATCTCCCCTTACATTGTTTATAAAACAATTATAAGAACAAAATTTAGCATTATTTTTTCTACTTCTAATAACTCTAAAATCTTTATTACATTGTTTACAATATAATTTAATCTTATTGTCATAAGTAATGCTAAAATATTTTCCTAAACATTTTTGATTACAAAATTTCTGGTCTCTAAACCTATAAGAAACTTTAAACTCTTTAGCACATAACTTGCAGATTAATATCAATGAGTTATCTCTTGAAGAAGAATAACACTTAAAAGAGCAAAATTTTTTATTTTTTTTATGATGTTCAAATTTTTTTTTACAATATTTGCATTGATATAAATACATTTTTTTAAAAGTCCAAGCGAATACGAAGAGTTATATCCTTCTCTGGGTTCTTTTCCACCGGACGTGAAAGTTTAGCTACAGCAAGCAAGCTATTATTTGCATCATATAAACCTAAAGAACTAATCATAGTAAAAGATTGTTGGTTTTCTTCCTGACCTTCGTCAATAACAACAATTCTGTTGTTTGAATCAATATATGTTGGATTAGACGAATAATTGAATTCGTCAGCTTCAGCTCTACAAAAGACTAATGAGGAATGAATATTTGTAAGATTCTGAAATACCACTCCCGAATTCGTCCCACTACTCATTCTTGCACTAGCTAAATGGTCTACTATATCATCAATTGAACCAGAAACCAAAAGATCGGGAATAAATTTAGCCTGTGTATTGTTTCCACCGCCAATAATTGTTTGACCAGCAGAAGCGTTCTGTTGTGCACCGGCCGAACCAGTTGAGGCATTACTCATTGCACTAATAACACCATGAGCGTGCTCACTTCCACTAAGAATCTTTTCTAAATCAAATACAGCTATTCCTTGATCGTAAAATAACAACCCAACATTTCTTGAAGTATCAGAAGAGTCTACAAGGTTTCCTACATTACCACCAAATGTTTGTTCTTTATTTGCAGCCGAATTGGCATCAGTATAGATTTTTAGCCCCCTTTCTGAGGTAACAACCAAGTTGTTCGGACGGCCATTACTTCCGTCAGAAGATACCGAAGCACTCTGGTACCATTGCATGGCAAACGTTTCTCTTTTAAGGCTATCTCTATGGAAGAGCCTGTTGAAATTCATAAATAAAGCATAATCAATGTCGTTAGAAGAATCTGACGAATTAAATGGAGCTCTAAATTGTGAAGCATTACTACCCAATAATGTTTGGGCATATTGTTCATATATGTCAACCTTTTCTCTCATCATTAATGTTCGAGATGGAAAAAGAATTTTTCCTGATGAATCATCTCCTGTTTTATTGTCTTGTACAGCAGATGAGCTTACATAAACTCCTATTGTCATATCAAAAACAGGGTTTGCTGTTTGTAAGGAAAAGTCTTGATCATAAATTGTTTGCCACAAAGATGACGTAACCCCAGGTCCAATACCACCAGTTACAAAATGTTGATATGATTTTCTTGAAGAAGAACCACTAATATCTTCTTGTATTATATCAATAATTTGTTCAAGCGATACTGTAGCAGACTTAAAGTCATTAGCTGATAATTCTTTATATGTTGACACTTTCTACCATCTCCTAATATTAGTCATTTTTGTTTATCTGTACTTCAAATTCGGTTTGTGCACCTGAATTTACTCCACTTACACTAACAAATGTTCTAATTCTATTTTTGTTACTAGTAATTCCAGAAACATCAAATTCGGCATCAGAAATTGACTTAACTTGTAATGTAAATGTTACCTTTGAACCACCAACCGAATTTTCCCCAGCATTCTTAAGTAAGAGATATGTAGCATTTCTATTATTATCAATACTATCTGGAGACGTATTTGCAATTTGTAAAAACTTATTATCTAACTTTACTATAAATGCCTGATCCCTTAACTCAACATCAATTTCATCTTCGTTCTGAATATCTTGAGATACAGTCAATTCTCTTGTTTTTGTAGTTTTAGCTCCAATTGACAAAACTGAACTAACAAGACCCTCTCCTGTTAGGGTAAAGTTGGGGAGTCTAATCAAATTTGGGTTTGAAACAGTTATTAGCCTATGTTTTTGTGAAAATTTTGAATTAGTTAATGCTTCAAATACTGGAGTATTCTTCTCAATTTTTTCTTTACCTACAACTCGCCCAAATTCCTTTATGATTCCATAATCAACATCATCGTCTCCAAATGCAAATTTTACAATTGAAAATGATCCATCATTTCTCGCCAATGCTGCTCTGCCCTCATTTGTAAGGACTGCATCTAAAATAATATTGTTTGTACTGCTATCAAGATAACCCATTGATTTCCCTCGTTTTATTATATAATTTTATAACCCTCAATAAAGTTATATCATCTACTAACTTATAAATAGCACTAATGCCAAATTTGTGATCATTTATTTCAGACATATAATGTTCATCCAATAATTAGCTTGAACCCAACTTCAAATTCCAAGAAGAGTTTATAGTTCTGGAAGGTTTCTCAGCCGATCCAATCTTCAAATTAGTTGGCTTAATTAATCCAGAAGACTTTTCCTTAGTTAAAATAGGTACTTGTCTCGGTTTTCTTATTATTCCCCCCAATCTTCTTTCTTCAATTCTGTTTCCTTCATCTGAACGATCATCAACAATTATATCAAGAATTGCACTTTGTTGTAAATCGGTGTTAATAAATTGCATTTTATATGAACCGCCATTTTGATTAGTTGCTAACAAATTCAAATTTTCCCTTCTGCGAGGGATTCCTCTATCACCTATACTATTCCTAACAACCGTTTCGCTATTGGTAATGGAATAATATTCCGGATCAAAATAAATAGACATTCTTGTATGTCCAGAATCCTTGATAACGTCAACAAATGTATCTCCATCTAAAAACATATTTGGGTATGACTTTGGAGCACCTGAAGATGATATCAATTTCTTTTTTATATTATTTTTAAATCTATCAAACTGTACCTCAAATTGAGTAGAATAATTTGATGTCAACCCATGAGCATCTATTGAACAAACAGAATATATAAATTTATTTCCGTCCCTATTCAGTTCATTATCTAAATAAAATGTCTTTGGACTTGACAATCTTTCTACCAAATTTGCACTTGGGGTTTCTAATCCATGTGTTTTAACAAAACTGTTGTCAAAATCATATTCTTTAATAAGTTGAAATGGTTCATTTATTGAAGATCTTCTGAATACCTGAAATCTTTTTATGTCCCTTTGCAAATTAAGGGGAAATGACCATAAAAGTCTTGCAGATTTATTATTATGATCCCAACTAACATCAAAATCACATGGTGGAGGAGGGGGAACATTTTCAACACATTCAACTATTTGTCGGGGACTAGGAGATGAAGAAATTAATATTCTCGCTGCATAAATTTCATCTGTCTCATCACTTACCAATATTTCTGTATCAACAACAGATCGTATTGAATACGAATATGTGGAACCATACGAAACCTTAAAATCTATTGTAGATTTAGCAGATTCATTTTCCACAACAATTGGTTCATGTTCAACAAATCTTCCATCACTTGCAATTTCATATTTGTCAACTATATAACCAATAACCCTATGATTAGGAACAAAAGATAACGAAGAAACCCTTCTTCTTCCAATAAAACTAACTGTAAAATCATATTCCGTGCTATCAATTGAATCAGGCTCTGAGTCTCTAATAGATTGTTTTTGAGAAGATTCTGCCGATGCTAACAAACCACTGACTTCATCAGTAAAAATACTCAAAGGATCACTCGTAATCGTTTTCAGTGCAGAAGCAACAATTTTATTGTTTATTTTTGACTTAATGTCAACATTCTTTATTTCTTTAAATCTTGCATTTATTAATTCATCTTTTTTTGACTTGTCAATAAATTTAGCCCCTAATCTACTCAAATCATTTAATGAATCAAAAATAAATTCTGCCGAAACAGCATCATCTGTATTTCCATTCAAAAATCTAACTGCATCAGCCAAAGAAATTTTATCATTATTATATTCATCAATTAACTCAGATGTCTCATTATCAATTTGTCTTTTAATCCTTTCGTTGTTTGAATTTATTTTCCTTGCCATTGAGCCAGACGTTAATAAAAACAACTTTCCGTCAATTCCCGTATCCTGAAACCCTATGGCAGTAAATGCTTCATTAGTAAACTGTCTCTCTGAATGTACACTTTTTAAATTGTCTTTTATTGAAATGTTGTCTTTTGGTCTTGCACCCAAAGACAATTGGTGTCCAGTGGTTAAGTCTTTAGACTTAATAGGATTTGTTATTGTTACTGGATTAAAATTAATTTGAACAAATCTAGGTATTTTACTGTCAAATACATCTATAAATTTTTGATCAAAATTTCCTACATTATTTTCTAATATTTTTGGGTCAATCTCCCCACTATCGTTTACCCTTTCGTCTTTAGTGAAATAATTGTAAATAAATTTGGCACTAAAAACCTTAACTTCAGGAACGTCAACATTAATAACTGGTCTTGATGGATATGATTCTGTCATATTACGTGTCCCCCAACTGTACTAACCGTAACAAAATATTCGTCCATAATAACAGAGCTATCTTGTGTTGATTTTGGGGACATCTTAATAATAGAGTCACCATTTTCGTCTGTTAACGATATAAATTCTTTTGAATTGAGCTTTTCTGTAAGTTCTGTAAATGACCAATTAGTCTTTACTGTATCTACTTCAAAATCAGAAGGGTCAACAATTATATTAAAAATTCTTTCAAATAATTTGGGAGAAGTTATTTGATTTCTTTTTGCGGATGGACCAGATAAAAAAGAATTCGGTCCAAATAACTTCATTAAGTTTATTAGATTTTCAGTCATTTCAATAGAGACCGACTCAGGAACGTCTTCAATAAGAACATTGTTTATTTCTTGTAATGACGATTGTGTTACAGATATATTCTCCAATTTATCCAAAAGATTTTTTATTTGGCTACTTGAATTTGCTAGATCCTGTAACGTCAAGGTTTTTCCTGCTAATTCTCCAATATGTCCTAACAATAAGTCAACAAATAAATTCTTTGACTCTTCATCAATGGGATTTTGTCTAATCTCATCATTTATTAAATATTCTTCTTCAGAAGTTGATAGTCCAGTAAATATTTTTATATAAAGTCCCAAAAGGTAATCAAACATATGATTATCTAACATTTCTCTTTTTTCAGGACCAGATAAAAAGTCATAACTTTTATCATTTATTAGGTCACCAGAGTTTACAAATGCCAAAGTTTCATTAGAAAAATTCTTTTGAACTAAATGTGGCTGCAACAATATATCCCCATTGGCAGAAGAAACCCTTTGTCTTGACATAAATCTTGACATTTCAAATATATATCTTTTTGGCTTAAAAACAATATCTTCATATTCTAAATTTTTTCTATAAACATTAACTGAAACTACATCTATTTGTTGTTGAGAAATATTAATATCTTCAACTTCAGAAACCTCAACTCTTCTTCTAAGATTTTCCATAAATCCAGTTGGTATTCCAACTGTTAATATTTTTATATCAGTTGAATTTTCTCCTGACAATTTTTGATCATTTAGAAATTCAAATAATGATTCTCTAGCCTTCTTTGAAATGTCCGAATCATCCAAGAAAGGTCTCCACATGCTTTTTGTTCCTTGTGACACCTTTCTTTTTTGTTCAATTGGAGTTTTTTGACGACCACCAGAAACAACATTATCAACCAATGTCTCAGACAATAATGCTCTTGACAAATTAACTTGAGCATCATCTAAAACGGCAAATTTGTCATTTGAATCAACTTGATTTTCTAATTCATCTATTTTTTTTCTATTTGGACTATTTCTTCCAAAAAATTCCTCTAATCTTTCTACAGACCGATCAATTCGATCAAACGTTCTTTTTAATAAACTAATACCATCCCGAAGGAAATCATCTTCAGCCTTTAGCTTTCTAATAGCTTCTCCCATTGATTTTTTTGTATTAGATAAAAGTCTTTCCTGCTTACTTGACAATGCAGAATTGTCAACTTTTAGCTCTAGTTTGTTTAAACCACTCAAATTTACAGGAGAACTTCCAAGCCTTAATTTAGGTCCCCTTTGAGGGTTTCTAGTTGTTTTCCCAAAATTCTTTATTACGTCTCCTATTCCTTTAGACCTTAATAGAATGTTTGTTCTATTAGAAGAAACTTGGACCTCATGAGAGAATCCAGATGTACCAGTTTTTCTTCTTATTTTTTGTGAAAAGAACGTATGAGAAAATCTGGACAATAAAGAAATATATAATTCAAATGCCATTACTGATCTAGTTGAAACGCTAAATAAATTAAACTTACTTCTTCCAGTAGAATCATTTACTATTCCTTTTCTATCAATTAAATCATCAACAAAATTTATAAACTCAATTATTCTAACGAGAGCATAATTTGACTCAACGCTTGTAAGTGTATCCGCTATTGATTCAACAGAAAAATTTTCTTTTTCAATATTACTATCTAACGAAAGCCCAGAATAGGTCTTTATTTCACTTAATATCACTCTACTCATTTCAAACGCCAAAGTTCTAGCTTCAGATGCTACAGCAGTTTTTTCAGTTACCTTTATCTCTTTAGGGTTCTTGGAAGATTCTGGTCTTTGCCTAACTTCGGTAAAATCAGTTAAATCGTCAAACTCAAATCTTGACATTCTTTCAAAAGCACTTCCGCGAACTTCATCAGACAATCCAAGAAGAACGATATACTGAAATAACATTGACTTAAGTCTTGCATTGGTACTAACCATCGAAATAATAGCTAACATAATATAGTCTCGAGTTATTTTTTCCTCTTCTGTTGCTCTATCTAAAATGTTTGATATATCTTCCAAAACATGAATTAACAAAGATTCCGAAAAAGAAGGATCGTTTTCTATTTTGTTTATTTTTAAAAGAGTATTAAATAAGCTCGTTGTACCCTCAATCTTATTTTCAAAACTTCTTTTAAATTCTCTAATTTTTCCAAGATCAAAACGGGGCTCATTTTCAAGAATTGGATCTATCAAATAAGTGTTCCCAGGAACATATGTTCTTCCATTTTCATCAGTTAAGAAATATTTTTCAAACGGTAAAACAACAACATTATCATTTCCAACAAACCGCCCAATAGAAGAAATCGATGATTCTCCAAGAGGAATGTCTGTAATTTTTTCCCCAGGCTCTCCCATTATATTTTCAAATGGATTTCCTGTATTGTTAGCCCCAAATTGAGAAAGATATGTTTGAGACTCTGTTGCTCCCAACCCATTTGAAACCCTTATTTCTTTTGAAAGTGTTATTGTTAATAATTTTATTTTATCTTCAAAATTAGTCGGAAGAGACCTTATTAATGTTTCATGTTCTGCTTGGTTTGACATATGAATTATGTCTGAGTTTGAGGATTGAAAATTTCCAATATTGAAAGAAAATTTTCCATCATTTAAATTAACGGTCTTGTCTAGCTCAATTGGGTCCCTGTCGCCATTTCTATCACTATCTGTAGCATCAAATAACATTGGAGAATATTGTGAAGAAGCAATCTTTAAATCAAAAATTAATTGAAGAAATAATTTTGTATTTGAAAAGTTTTTAAACCCATTTTCAGTGAATTGAAGTTCGTTAGTAAAATAACTTTTATAAGTCCTAATCCCTCTTGCTACATCAGAACCAAAAAATTTCCTAATGTCCAATGAATCTTTACTTGACTTTATAACAGAAACAACAGATCTCAAAAACTCAACTTCTTCTATAGCCAAATCCATTTGTTTGTTCCAGTTTTTTCTTATTTTTTCAACTATTCCTATAGTTGATTCACTTTCGCTAAGTTGTTTTATTAGATTTACCAATTCTTCATTTCTTAAATCTCTAGCAGACATTAAGACATCTAAAAATTTGCCCTCTGAGGTTAGTTCTGTTGAATTTTTTTCATATATTGGCTTATAATCAACCATAAAAATTAATTCAGGTCTTTGGTTGCTAATTCCAGCCAACTGAACTGGTTTATAGTTATTGTTTGTACTACTTGCAAGCTTTAATTTCGGTCTATCAACCCTTCTTCGTGGATTTATCGGTTGTAATGGTGGAGTAAACCCAACACCATAGGTAATGTCCAATGGGGGCAATCCCGTTTTTTTAGGGGCTGTTGTGGTAGAAGATAATTGCCCACCAGCCAAAGCTAATGTTATGGGTTGTTTTGTGGCAGAAAGTTTAAGTTCTGACTCTTTTGTTTCAACCGGTTGGACACTTATGTTGCCAATCTTTATAGTACTACCACCTAATTTTAATCCTGTTGCCATCTATACAATTACCTTATTAGTTTTAGATTCAGAACCATGTTTATAGTTATTATATACTGGAACTATTCTGTAATCCATTTCTCCAATTTCGTCTTCTTCCAATAAATCTATAAATTCTAATAAATTTGAATCTGTTATTGGATGAACCGTCCCAACAATTTCTTCCATTCTCATTCTTCTTTGTATAATAATAAAATGGTCAATTAAATTCTTGTCACCACGCACATTCCATGTGACCACATTTTTTTTCCCTCCTATATTTTTAACTTTTGCATTAGATATTTCTGGGAAAAGAGACTCTAATGAAACAGATACCTCGTGTATATTCCCAATGTTTCCAAATCCAAATTCGTCTTTTGAATGATTTCGCAATATAGAATTTGTGTTTACTATTGCCCCAGTAGATAAAATCAAAGGATGCAAAAATCTATTTGGCTTAAATGTGTATGTCCTTCCTCTAGAGTCCGTAACTTCTTTTTCAACATCTTCAAACATTGTTTCAGGAACTCTTAGTAAAGTAGAAATAAAATATAAATAACTATTTCCTGACTCAAGCGGAGAAACATTTCCCCTTTCCCTCAAAAATTCATCCGAAAACCTTTTTTCAGAAAATGTAGGAAAATGCTCAATTGCTCCTGTAGTAAGGTTTATTCTTTTTATCTTGTGAGAAATTAAACTTTGCAGTTTACCTCTTTCCTTCTCTAATGAAGTTTCAAACAAAGACAAAAGCCCCTGTCTCTCTAATGCCTTTTTTACACGATCAAGATTTGACTCTTCTATTATTGACTCTATGTCAAATTGAACATCAACAGAACTAAACGAATTTATTATTTCAGGTTCCGATGTCACAATTTTTACTAAACCTTCAGAAAATGGAATATATTCAATAGTGTCACACCCGGTAGATATCTCTTCCTTTCCGTCAGGAAAAATAAATACCGCACAATATTCATATATGTGCCCGAATTTAACTTCGGTATCAACAAAAATTTCACTTGGACTATTTTCTCCCACTTTAATAATCTTGTTTCCCGAAATCTTATGAGATATTGTTGTAAACTGTTTTTCGTGTAATGTTAGATCTTTTCTGAAAACCTTTAGAAATGATACCTCAGATGAAACATTAGACACCCTAACATCTATTCCTGATAATGATGGTTGGGCTACGACAACAGAAAAAAGATGTTTTTTATTTTTTTTACTTCCCTTAAAAGGTGCAGGTACAGCTACTATGTTTGAAAATATAGACCCAACCTGATCATTTGGACCAATTGGTATTACTCTATATATTATAGTTGTTCCATTATTAACAACGTCAATAAAATTAATGGTGCCATCTGATTCTTCAAGATCTATTTCTTGTACAAATTCATAATTTGCTTTTCTTACTTGTGAATCAGGACTTATTCTTTTCCTGTAAATCCTAATTGATGTTGCAACTGGATCAATTTGTCTAATTTCAAGTGAATTTGCTCCAATTTTTCTAAAATCAACCAACCTAACTTCGGGAGGAAAATTTGGAGTAAAAAATATTTTTATAATTTTACTATGCTGAACTCTTTTAATAGATTGTTCAACAATCACATCATTCAAGTCAAAAAGTTCAAATTTTACATAAAAATTATCACCCTCAATAAGGTTGTCAGGAATAATAAATGTTGTTATTGTTTCAGTGTTGGGCTCTTGTTCTCTTACTACAATTGGAACAAATGAGTTTAATTCTAAATCTTCACTATCTCTAACTTCAGGACTGTCTAAAATTAACTCTTGTAAATGAGATAGTTCGTCTGGAGACACCTTCTTTCCAGACCCAATTTTTAATTTATTTTTCTTTTTCTTTTTTCTTGAACTTGATAAAGATCTAGGTCCAGAAGTTTTGTCTTTAGTTCCTAATTTTAATCCAGACCTTCTTCTCGAGGAAGAAGGATTAGTCATTCCAGAAACAGATCTGAAAGTGTTTCTTACAAAATTAGACGTTAATCCCTGTGTAGGATCAACCCCTTTTGAGATTAAAGATAAAGATAGCTTTGAAGTTGTTTTTTTAGAATTGGACAATGAAGACAACTTCAAAGAATTTGTTTGAAATACTGGAGTTGCTGTTCTTGATGAAAAATTTCTTAAATTTGGTTGAACCAATTTCAATTTTATTGAACTTCTAGTTCTTGAAGATGAAAAAGACAAATTAGAAGAAAATGTTCTGCTTTTATTCGAATTTGCTTTAAACGATACACTATTGTCTAAATTCGCTGTAGGATCACTAAAATGAGATTTTATAATCTTTTTTTTATTATTTTCTTTCTGGTTCTTTAAATCAGAAGAACTAAGCAAAATATTGTCAATAATTGTATTTGCCTTGATTGTCTTTGATGATGATGCCCCAAGAGATAATGACTTAGACGAAATTTCTCCAGCTCCTGAACTTACCCCCGATGAAAGCCTTAAATTCCTTGGTGGAACCGAAGATCTTGGCGAATTTCTAGGTACTGTTGTAAAAATTGTTGGTTCTGGATCAGGAATTTCTGACAAAATTGATACCTTAACCCCCTTCAATCCCCTTGAAACAACATCTTCCGAGTTTATTACATATGATATATCATAAACAAACTTATTGTCTTGTACGTCAACCAAAGTAGCAAAACTGTCTTCGTTTATAGAAAGACTTTTTAAAGATAGATCTGTTGAAATTCTTGGCATTAATTTATATTATATAATAATAGTTAGGAACTAAGAAAAAATAAGGGTAAAAACATTTACAAATGTATGACTACCATAATTGTCAGTAAATAATTTCCCAACAAAAAATACTCTTTTTTCTGGAAAAATAGGATCGTTTGACAAAAAACTACCAAAATCAATTACTTCTAATTTTTTAATTTCATTAGGCATTATTTCAAAAAATTGAGCAGCAACATTATTTTCTCTTGACGTCAATGAAAACTCAATTACTTCCTTCGTATCAGGTAACTCACTCAATAATTCTTCAAATGTTAATATTTCTCTTTGTCCAATTGGTAAATAATTCCCCAAAGAAGAGCCGTTTGGCTCTTCAATGGTTGGCTTATTTACTGGTGGCAAAAATTTAAAATTTGGCAAATGTGACAATCTATTGTCCTGAAACAGACTTTCTGTATCATCTATTGACACTTTTTTTGGTCTGTCAGGTGATATTGGAGAATTATTGGTTGCTGAAAAATTCACTACATTATGACTCAATCTAAATTTTTCATCATCTAAAAATGGATCCGATGAACCAATTACTCTTAATTTGTCAAAACTATCTAAAGAAGAGGATAAAACTGTTGATGCCAAAGTTGAAAAGTCACTTCCTGTGACATAAGTCAAATACTTTACATTACTACCAGATAAAACCTTTCCCCCTAAAACTCCTAAATTTCCCCCCTTAAATACTGACAATTTCCCCGAATCATCTGACTCAAAAGTAATTTGATCTTGTGGTAAATTCGCTGCCTCTAAATAAACTCTAGACTGAGCATCTGCCGATCCACTAAGGTCAGACTTGTAAAAAGTTTTTGAATCAGAAAAAGCAACAAAACTTATATTTAAACCTCCAGTAGAAAGTTTCTTCCTCCCTTCTTGGGTAATAATCGTATCTAATATACGAGATTTCTTTTCAAGAATTCCAGACATTTAAAGCTAATTAGCTAAAAACATTAAATTGAGTCTTCTTTATTGTTTTGTTTTTCTCTTTCATTGTTTCTGACCGAAACTGCTTCCACTACCTTTTTCTGGAAAAAAAGTGCATTTTGAGCTCCGTTCAATCCTGTTTTTTTAACATATTCATCAAGAATTTCTAAAAGAACTTGTGCTTGCTCGTCTGTTAGCTCTAATTTAAGCATATTAAATAACCTCATAAATAGTTTAACATAACTATTGTTTTTTGTAAAAATGTTAGTTATTATGTTACTAAACTAGTCCAACTTCCTGAAAGTTTCATATACATTGCTCCATTCCCAAAAGAACCATCAGCACGAAAATAAAAATCACCATCATTTCCAGCATCGTCTGAAGGTTCTCCCACCCCTCCTCGTAAAGCTGGAGTGCTACCAGCAGAACCAAACGTAAATGAGCCTGATGCATTAGCAACCTGATCAAGAGCGACTTCTGGAGAACCATCACTTCCATTACCCACTGTCAATATAGGAGAAGAAGACGTCAAAGACAAGTTAGCTTCAATGTTTATGTCACCATCACTTTCTGCTATAAATAAAGAATCAGCCTCAAAAACTCCATTGTCATATCTTTCTATTACAAACCCAGGAGAACCACCAGACGTTTTCTTAGCTAATGACCAAAACTCTGTTCCCCCCTCTCTAAACCTTATGTCAGCATTGTCAGATGATGAATCAAGTACAACCTCAACCGCCCCTGTTCCATCTCCTACCGTCAGTGTCGGAGCCGATGACGTCAGAGATAAGTCCGCCTCTAACCGCATCGTCCCGTCGTCCACATCCATCGTCATGAACGTGTGTTGATCTCCCCCTGCGCTATTGAGCCTATTCCAAATTAAATCTTCATTCGTGTGGTGTTGAATTCTCCAACGCACGACACCATTGTCCATAAAATCCCAACGTGCGACATCTCCGTTAGGCTTGTCAAAAGCAATTCGGGGTACCCCACCAGTTCCATTGCCAACTGTTAATGTTGGTGAATCACTATCCAGTGTAAGATCCGCCTCCATTGTTATATTTCCAGATCGATCAATGTCCAACGTAGTCGCTTGGAATGAACCGTTAATATATCTCAGTACCCGAAGATTACTACCTGCACTTTCGTCCTGTTGAATTGACCATTGGTGGGATCCAGTAGTGGCAAATCGAATAATCGGATCGTTGCTTCCATCTTCGCCACCATCCAAATAAAGAATAGGAGAACCACTTCCGTCGCCAACTGTCAGCGTTGGAGATGAACTTGTTAAGTCTAAATTTGCTTCAATCTCAATGTCACCAGTGTCATCATCAATGAATAGTGATGTTGCTTCAACAGAACCATTCTCATATCTTTGCAATAAAAATCCAGGATTTCCA